TTGGGGCTCGGCAATCTTGAGCTCGGCGGTGGCGAACTGCACGATCTCTTTCGAAATCTCTTCGTGGTGCTGACGCAAGGCGCCCAACACGCCGTCCTGGATGGCTTGTTGCAAAGCCGGACCGATTTGTTGGATGATTTGGTTCAGTTCGATTTTGTCTTCCGGAGTCATTTACGCACCTTGCAGATAAAGTAGAGGATGGTGGAGGTGATCATCAGAGTAATGCAGCATGCAAACTGGATGACGTTGAAGTTGTGGTACGCAGCAAACGCGTCCAGTGCATTGTTGAAGAACACCAGCAGCCAGAAACCAGGCTTGGTGATGGTCTCCCAAATCTCACGAAAGGCTGTGAGTAACATCGTTGCTCCTTTGAGGGACAGGGTTGTAGGGGGAGAGCGCAATGTACGCGGGCTTTGCCCAACCCACATAATGCTCTCCGAACTTACCGCTCCAGCGACCCAGCACACTGATTCCACCGATGGTGAGCAGTTGAAGTTCTTTGTGGAGATTCTCGCCCCAAGGCTCGGTATGGTTCCAGGTTTGGGTTACTGTGGGCATGATTAACTATCTTGTTGATTGGTGAACATTTGCACAATGGCGGGATCAATAACCGTACCTGCGGCAATTTTGTCCAGCAGTTCGACGTGAGCTGCGCGCACGTTGCGGTAATCGCGTTCTGCGTGAACGGCGCGGGTTGCAGTCATTGCGTAAGTGTCTTTCAGCTTCTCGAGCCGATCGCTTTGCACTTCGAGCTTGACCGTCAAGTCCTTGTTGTGGCGCACGCTTCCTTCTAACTGGTCCCGCAGCCGGTAGTTCTCGCCCTGGATGTTGCAGGTCTCCAGGTACTGGAACAAGTTCAGCAAGATGGAGGCAACGAGGATGCAGCTAAGTCCGATGGTAAGTGCGGTCATTTGTTTCTCCTTGTGGTTAGTCCAGCGAGCGCCGGAAGGTTGCTTGGTACAGTTCTGCACGCAGTTGAGCGTTCTCGGCTTCCAGCAACATGATCTTGTAGTTGGAATACCATGCCCACACAACTGCGAGGATGGTTGGGAGCGCGCAGTAGAAGAGGTCGAGGGCGTCGAGATGGTCCATGGTTAAGCCGCCTTGGTTGGATACAGGTCGAAACGCAGGAAGAACTTGCCGTTGGGCGTCTTTTTGATGGTGAAACCCACGAAGTTCAGTTTTTGGAGGTATTTCTCGACGAGGCGCATGGTATGCTCTTCTGCGCGGGTTTGCGGGACGTGGTCCACAATTTGGAAATCCATTCCCGGGTTTTGCAAGGCGTGTGCAATGGTGCGCAGGGCCAGGGCAGTGGATTTGCCCACACAACGGCCCGGAAGCAGGAGTTCCTGGATATTGAGGTGGTCGGCGATGATGTTGTTGCGTCGCGGCTTGAGGGCGGGTTTAATGGTCATCTTGTATCCAGTCGGTTGGCGTTGTTGTGTTGTTACTATATGCTGGGCAATGCATTATAGCAAATGAATTGTGGTGTCTATCTATCACTTGGATGGCACAGTCCAGACGCGCATCCTATCAATGACCCGAGGATCTACAATGAACTCACCAGCAGCTAAACGTTCGGCCCATTGCCTAGCATGTGCTTCTTTTGCCACTTTATAAGCCGAAAACGCAGCCTCTGCAGTTGGGAACATGCCGAGGTATTTAATCTCCCCGTCAACCCTCAACTGCGCTTTGAACGGCTTCTTTGTTCCAAAACGGCTTAAAGGAGCGCTAACCCCTTGTGGCAATTCTCTGTCTCTGGTAGCGATAAAAAATGTGTTCAGTGCGTGTGGGATTAAAACGCAAGTGTCTTCAGAATAAAGCTTGTTATTGTCAAAAAGCAAATCCTTGTCGAGATCGTAATCAGGAAGCTGGTAGCCCGGCTGCACAGAAAGCCAATCTGCGAAACGATCAAAGTCAGAGAACAATTCCGAAGTGTGACAACCGTCATACGTTTTGTAAAGTTTTTGGATTCGACCTCCCGGAATACAGCGCTGCATCATGCTATACCAGATTTGATACGAATAAGTAAGAGTTCCGCCGACAGAGCGGGCCCATTTGCCGTCAATTTTAAAGTCGTTCATTTAGACACCTTTAAGAGAAAACCGCAGTGTACCGTGTTTACTGAAACTAGTGTAGAAAATATAGTATCCAACCTTTGTTTTTTTGGGGATCCAGAATTGGGATGTTGGCAGTATTTTAGGAAGGGGGTGGGTGTTGGATAGGGAGTTGGGATTATTGATGTATTAAGTGTAACTTGATGTCCTATCTAGGCAGGACGGAGTTTTTATTGCTGGTAGATGGCCCATACCCGAAAATCTTATCAAATTGGCAACTTATTTACGGTAAGCAACATTGCCTACTTTTTAAGCAATGCCTACAAACTAGGCAGCGCCTATAAATTAGGCAGTGCCTAAATTTCGGGCAAGTTGCCTAATTTTTAAGCAATAGGTTTTACCTATCGAGCCAGCAGTTTCAATAAAAATATATGTTACTCGGGCTGTACAGGCATACAGTGCATTTTTGCGCAATTAAGCGTATAATAAACACATACCAAGCAGCAACGGTGCTACCTGGTAAACGTGGTAAAAATACCACACATTACTTTTTATTAACTTTTATTGTTAAGGTGCAACCATGCAAAAACAACAACTTACCCAAGTGCAACGCAACGCTGTTACCCGTATGCAACAACGCATTGCTGTGGTGCAACAATTGCGCGCAAGCAAAAATGCTGCACGTAAACATGCAGCAGCGCAAGCAGCGTTTATTGCTGGTGTGCAACAGCTTGCTGCGCAGCACGGTATTGCAAACGTACAACACTTGTTGCATACCGGCACCGCGCGTGCTAATAGCGCAACAGTTACCCCAAGCAACACTAGTGTTGTAGTCGACGGGGTAGCGCTGCGCCCCTGCGCTGCTGTACACGCACTGTGCGCTAAGTACCCGCACTACACGCGCGCACAAATGGTGCAGTTGTGCACCGACAACGGTATTAACAAAGCAACTGCTAGTACGCAAGTTGGTGTGTACCGCACCGCAGCAGCAAAGGCAGCAGCGCAACAGCAGTAATGCGGTAGCGCAACCCGCAAGGGTTGCTTACTTGGGTGTAGTGACAGTATGCCCAACTAAGCAGCATCAAGCGCACCACTTAGCTAGTTTGCAGTAGGCCGCACACATAACGCTGTGCACTGGTCGGTTCTTTAACAATACAACAGTACAGCAACACACTCATGCAAAAGGGTAACACTGTAAAGCGGTACTCCAGTAGTCAACAATAATAGGGGTTCATGTTAAAGTGGCTTGCAGACATAGCAAGTTCGTAATTAACAGTACCTTACCCGAAAAGCCATTAAACATGCACATGAGTACTCACCAACCTAAAGCAACTACTCAAGGCTAGTACAACATCACGAGTAATTGAGTCCGCCATGGTTGGGGTGTGACCGCGTGACAGGCGGCATACTAATGGAGCTTGGGAACAGGCTGCATTAGTTGATAACCACACAACAAGGGAGCAACAACATGAAAAAGATACACTTCTACATGGTCGTGCACGCTGTTATCTTAGCAGTCGCTGCTTTGCCTGTCATGTACGCTGCGCACAAGCAGCATGAGCAGGCTACTCACGAGTGCAAGCAGCAAATCGTGGAAGTCACCAAGACCGAGGGCGACCTCACTTGGACCGAACCTGAAGCAATGGAAGTGTGCAACTAATTCAACCAACGAGAGGAGATTAATCATGAACCATCTACTCACCCACTTTGCAGTCTGGTTGATCGTACGCTGCGCAATCAAACGTGCTGAGCAAGGAATCAAAGAAGGAGTCTTCCTCAACAAACAAGACTACAGCAAACCAGTCAGCTTGCGTAATGCAGTTCACGACACGCTTGAAGGTGACTTGTTTGAGTGGGTAATGGAAGACGCTCTGATGGCTGCGAGTAAGTAAGAGCAATTTACTACCTCAGCGTGCTGAGGTAGTGAGTGCGCTCTTGCACTAACTCAACAACAAGGATAAAAATCATGTACAAAGCCAAAACCGAGCACCAACTCCAAAAAGAGAAGCTGATCATCAACAGCGTGATGAGCGTAGCTATGACTATCTCAGCCATCGTCTACATGTTCGTACTCAATTACTACCTGCCGATGGATTCCACTGTGTGGAATCGGACATTGTGCAGTGTTCCGTCGATCCTGTTGCAAGTAATGGCAATGTGGATCATTGTTAAACCAGAAGATGTGGAGTTCTAAACATGAAAGAATACAAGGTGGAGTACCAAACAGCTGAGCAGTTTGGAACTGATCATAGTTTCGAAGCAATCTTCTATGATCTCGAGTCTGCTCGGTTGTGGTGGGATAGCATCCGCTACCTCCGCACGCTGTACAGGCCATTGAGCTTGCGACCGTAAAGTAATCTTATAGCTCAGCGTGCTGGGCTACTGGATGCACTTTGCATCTAACCTTAAAGGAGTAAATCATGAATTCGAACCAATTCAAACAAGCCAACGTCGTTGGTGTTATCAACCGTGCAAACGAGATGCTCGAAAGTATCCGTAGCCTGGGAGTGTCACGTGACAGCCAAGAAAAGCTGCTTGCTATGATGAAAGTAGATGCCGTGGCAGGCGACCACTACGAACTGGCGTCCATCGCTTTGGTTGAAGTGGAACTTGTCGAGGGTTGGATCTGCAACGAAGATCGCAGCGTCGAACGCCAACCCGATGGTTGGGCTGGTGGTTTCACGATGGGGGCTTAATCATGGGCCGAGAGCGTAAAAATGACGACAAGGACCGAGTTTGCTTGTATGTAGACAAGGAAGTTGTCGCTTATTTCAAACAACGTGCTGAGGAACTTGGCGCGAATTACCAACCAATGATGAACAAAGTACTCGTTGAGTACGTCAAACAGCAAGAGGAGAATAGCCATGAGTAATCTGAACCTGCAAGACATGCGCGTAGCTGAAATCGCCAAGATCATTAAAGACGACTGGAAGAAGCCTTACTTCGGCGCGGTCCCTTACATCGAAGCGATGTTTTCCTTCGTGAAGGATGGTGACCGTTACGGCTTCGCCAACGCAGAGGAAATCTGCACCTACTTCCTCGTCAATGCACAAACCTGGCGAGGTCCTGTTGCTCGTGAAGTGAAGGCAGAACTCAAGCGTCGCTTCAACATTAAGTAAAGCTCTAGCTTATGCCCACACATACCGTGGGCATTCACGAGCGCTTTTGCTCATAACCGCAGTACCAACCAAGGAGAATCAACATGGCAACTAAAACCACCCGCGTCAACACCTACGAAGAAACGATGCGTGCTGACGTCATGAATGACCTGCAAATTACCGCAGTCGACTTCAAGTCGAACGACAAAGTGGAGTTCGCCCCCGTTGAAGGTGGGATGCAAGTAGTCATGAAGCATCGACTCCTGCCACGATTCGAAGGGAACTTCTTCAACCCGGACTTCCTCGCGTTCCTTCGCGATCAAGGCGTTAGCGGCTTCGTGCAGGACTACATGTACGACGCTGTTGACTCGGCTCTGCGCAAGGGTCAAGTGATGGAAGCTGTCATGGACTGCATGAAGTAAAGCTCTAGCTAAGTGGGCCTTAACTGGCTCACTTGTCGAGCGCTTTGCTCGAACTCAACTAAGGAGAACAAATGAAACTGCAAGAATACAAAGACACGCCGTGTGAGATCAAGAACGCAGCGTTTGTCACGGCTCGTAAAGACTGGCTCAGCATCTTGCTGCACGATTGGTACATCGGAATGCTCGACGATCTCATTGACGAATACCTTGCCAAGACCGACTTGGACATCTTCCAGACGCCTGATGCCGACATTGCAACTGGTTTCGCTCAATTCGCTCGCGAGAAAGGACGTTAATCATGCACTGGACCGTAGACTACTCAAAATTCACGAATGAAGACCTCAAGCGCAAGAAGGCGATGGACGACGTTCGCTTCTACCTTGGCAAGCAGTATAACCACACTGTCGAGGTTATCAAAGACGAGGTCAAGAAGGGCATGGGAGTGCAGAGCATTATGATAAATCTCGAGTTATTCCTTGGAATCCGAGGTTATCCCGCTCTTGTGTTCGCTGAATCGTTCTTTGACGCTGATAAGACCCCAAAAAGCGACGCCCAGCACGTTTAAATTCGCAATTTTGGGCTAAAATGTAGTTAATGCAGTTTGGGCGCCGCAAGCTACAAGCGGTGTAAGGGGTGGGAAGCTACTCCCACCCTACCCAAGCTGCGAAAACCGTGGCAACAAAGCTTGCCGTGCGTTGTAGGGGTGCTCGCAGTGTGCATTAACCGTGCATACTGCCGGCAATCCTGCCGAAGTCCGCAAGGACGTTGCTCTTTAAACCTACTAGCGAAAGGTAATTTATCATGGCAACTACTCAAACCGCCCCGAAAGCTGCTGCAAAACGTGCTCCGCGTGTGCACAAAGTCGCTCAAGGCACCGTCGAAGGCCCGAAAGGCAAGAACCTCGAGACTCCGAAAGAGGAACACGCAGTCGACGAAGAGCAGCGCAAGGCTGAACGCCGCCAGGCGGACCACGATCGTCGCCAGCAGTTCGCACCGACGACCCAAACCACGCCGGCAGTGCACAAGGAACCGGAGCTGACCGAAGAGCAGAAGAAAGAGCTCGAGTTCAAGAAGCAAGTTGAACAACTCGCAGCAACACTCGGCATCAACCCTTCGGTCGTCCTTGGCCAGCCCAAGCAAGCTCGTGCTCCCAAGGCGGACAAGCAGCAGCAGAACGGCATCACCCGCCCGGCACCAGATTCGCTGTGCGGCCAAATCTGGGCAATCGCTGACAAGATCAGCCACGACCAGAACGGCCACCCGGCGCTCATCAGCCAAGTGCGTGCGCACCCGGATCTCAAGGACGTCAACGAGCACACGATCAAAACTCAGTTCGCTCGGTGGCGCTCGTACAACGGCATCAAAGGTCGCTCCCAGCTCATCCCGGTGGCCAGCATGCCTACACAGCCTGCTCCGGCAGCACAGTGATTCGCCCGGCCCGCCTAACCAGCGGGCTTTTTATTAACCTTGAGGAGATTACTCATGAGCGCAATGAGTCGGCTGGACGCAGTTGTGAACAACACGCTCGATAAGTTCGCAATGGAGCTCTTGCAAGTCTTAAAGCATGAGTTCGGTAAAGACTTAAACCAATACGACATGCTTAAGATACTCGACACCATTAACGTTGAGGATGAGCTTCGCGATCGTATGAGCAAGCTTTTATAACCACACTGACGAGACCTAATTGGTCGAAACGCCCTTAATTGGGCGTCTGTGGTATGTGCCACATTAAATGGAGTGAATTATGGAAGGTAAAATTGTGATGCAGACTGGCTCGGTCAAGGATGCACCACCGAAGTTAATGACGCGTTATTGGTACAAGACTGAGTTGGTCAAGACCACTCGCGGTTCTAACCTGTTCGAAGCAAGTGTCAACGTTGTGCGCAATCTGCAGATCAACAAATACAAGGCAACGTACGCCGAAGTCTTAGACGCCGACACAGAGCAATTGTACTATTCCCAATCGCGCAGCGTCGCGACTGGTAAGCTGTCTGCTCCGCATTACGAATGGGACCCTGCGTCCACCGTCATTAAGTTCAGTGTCGGTGTTGTTTTACTTTAACCCACCCGCCTGGGCTGCTCACGAGTAGTCTGCTCAGGCTTTATAACCACACATAGGAGGAAGTATGGTCCGCACGCACATTGATTTTAGTTTCCGTGACGACGAGCTGTCTTTTATGGTTCGCGCGGTGACGGTTGAGTACCGCACCCACAAAGTCCACGGGCTGACCATCATTAACGAGACAGGAGCTCACAGCTACAAGCCTGAGACCCTCGCAGATTTGCTGCGCATGGGCGAACAGGCTGTTGTAACGATGACCGAAGCAATTATTGAACGTTATAAGCGATAAGGACTGAATACTCATGAACAATCTACTCAGGCTGTGAGATGAGCTAAGGAGCTTGGTTTTGCACCAGGCTCCAACTGTATGCCCACACTATGGAGTGGATATACAGTTGTGCGCTTTGAGCCGCGCATTTTTGTGTGGCTTGCATGCTGAAGCGAGCTGCTGGTCTGTGGTTTGTGTGATTTTGATGCATTAAACCTGTTACTAACCCGATTCTTACCGGGTTTACATAGCTAAACTACAGAAATTAGCCAAATTAATTAACAAAAAAACTTAAAAACACACATTGTGAAAAGTTTAAAAAGCGAGTTTGGTAGCCAGGGTAGCCCCTATAGGCCCCACCCCCCGTACAAACAGCTTACTTTTCACACTCTGGGGGGCTGCAAAACTAGCGGGGACACCCCCATTCCTCGGGCACCCTCCCACCAAACAGCAAATAACTTTACATTTTTTATTTTCATGCGTATAGTGTACATGCTTTCGCTAATTTTACGGAGTTCTACATGTCACATTATCTGCAAGACAATCAAATTATTAACCATGTATCGCAAGCTACCTGTTTCGAGACGGACCAGTACATGCTCAACCACCAGCGTACGCCTGTTCGCTACTGGATCGAAACTAATCCTTCGTACGGGCAGCGTGTAATCCGTCAGGTTTACAACAACCGTCAGGGCAACTGGTTCAATCCGAAGCCCGTTACCAAGTATGCGCGCATTGCATTGCTCTTTAACGTCATCCGCGAGCTTGACTTGGACGAAGGTGTTGTTCACGGCACAAGCGTTCACGAACCTGTGGCGTACGTAACGTACAACCTGCTTGAAGAAGGTTTCGAAAGCACAGATAATATCAAGGCTTTCCTGGACTACTATATCTTCGACGACTACCAGCGCAAAGTTATTCTTGACTTTATTGGTGAAGGTTGTCCAGCCAAAGCACCTGTGGTTAAAGAGCCCAAGTCCTACACAAGGAACGAAACCCTTCAGGAGCTTCGTCGAGTAAAGCTGGAGTATGAGCAGGAACGTTTGCGGTCCTTGCGTTTGCGTAACGACGCTCTGGAGCTGCGCGTTAATGCTCGCCGTCAAAAGCAAGACGCAAAGCCGAATGAAACAAGTGACGGGCAAGTTGACGATAACTTCAAAAAGCTCTCGACGCACTACGCACGAACGGGAGATGGCTTTAGCGATAAGCAACTGCGTGATCTAAAGAAGATGGCGCTTGCTGATCCAAACAGCTTGCCCGGTACGTTGCAGCCCTTCCACCTGAGCGTAATGAATCCAATTATGCTCGCTGCCGAGGCCGGCAAACCGAAGGTTGACGAGAGACAGCAGCGTGCTGCTAAGCTCGCGACCATAACGGACTCGGAAGAATACGAACGGGTTAAGAAACGCTATGATGCTGCTGACGCAAGTTACGAAGAGCGGCTGAAGTATTACGCCGAGCAGAATTTAATCTGGTATAACCACAACAAGGAGGACTAACATGAACCAATACAAATTCACAATCGGCGACACCATCGTGAAAGCCAAGTGCTTTGACGGTGAAATGCGCGAGAACGGCAAGGTTGTCAACAGGCGGTTCACCAGTACCGACACCGAGCCTGCTTACCTTGTCGCATTCAACGGGGAGTTGCACCACGTAGACCAATCAAACATTAAGGAGCAATAAAATGGGCCAATCTACAAACGCAATCCAAACCATAACGAGGAGGTAAAATGGGAGTGAGCACAAACGCAATCCTAGCCTTCGGTTTCGACCTGGGCGATCTGGATAACAACCTGCCTGAAGGTTTAGCGCGCATGTTCGACGAGTACGACAACGACGAAGAAGCAGTGCTGTTGGATCTTTACAGCACTGATACAACGCCCGTCGAGGACATCAACAAAGTCCCAGTTGACCTTATCCGTCACTGCTCCCGCGATAACCCAATGTACTTCCTGGCCGTGCGTGGGACGAAGCAAGTGGCTCTGCGTGGTTATCCGACCGCTGCTGTGTTCGGGCACGTACACGATAGCGAAGTCAAAGCCCTGCGCGACTTCTGCACCCGCCACAACATCCCCTGGCAGGAACCGAAGTGGTGCATCTTCAGCTATTGGGGTTAAGACCATGAACAAACCACATATCAAAGTAGTGGGCCGTTCCTTGCATGGCAATCGTGTTTGGGGTGGGTTCATTAATGGTCAACAAGTAATGTGCGTCCCTTCGTTCTTCTACCTCTGCCGCTACCTAGCAGACGCGTATTTGTAAGCCTCAGCCAATGCACTGTGACAGGGTGCATTTACGGATGCTTATCCGATAACCGCCTTATTGGCATAAAGGAGTCTAAATGAACCGACAAGAGACACCGGCCCAAAAGCTGGAAGCTGCATTTCATCAGCATATTGCACGTCTGCTATCTAAAAAGCTGCAAGGCTACGTAATGGGCGCGTTCCGCGAAGTCATTGCAATGCCCGAGCATGTGCCCACACAAGTTCCCTCCGTTTGGATTCTCACCGAGGAATACAACGAGTACGATCAGCACGGCGAGTACTTCGTTGCTGTGTGGGCAAACAAACCCACCATCGAGCAGTTAAGAGAACGAATCCCGCGCAACGACGAGCAGTTGGAGCACATCCTCAACGGCGGAGGACGCAAGGGAGTGGAGGACCACTGGTATTACCTCACTGTACAAGGAGTCTAAATGAACAAGAATCGTCTCAAAATCCTGAACATGCTGAAAGCAGAGTTTCAAGACCGCACGTCCTCGGACGTCTTTATGTGCAACTCTATTGAGCACATAAGAGACAGCATGCCCGAGCTTTCCGTCGAAGCTGAAAGCCTCCTGCAAGAGATTCAAGCAGGGCTCAATTACCTCTATACTTTCAATCACTGGCTTCGCATCCAGCTCAACGTTGAATATATTGATAATTACACAAGACACCAGCACTTTGCCTGGGCTGACGAGAACAATATCTACAATCGTGCGCGCGAAGCTTGGATTGACAAATTGATCGCTGATTGCGCACAATAGACCCTTCCATAGTGCTGGAATTGTGGTACAATAACAGTTGCAGCACTGTAACCGTAGACACAAATTTCAAGAGGAGAACTGCAAATGAAACTGTACAATGTGGACTTCCAATGGCTGTACGAATCCAGCTACAGCACAGATGAAGACAACGCCCAAACCAAGGCTGTATTGGAAGCACGCAGCGCATGGTTGAAATCTATCGGAAATGAGCTCAGCGAGCACCAAGAAAGCCAACCGCACGGCATCTTACTATCTAGAGAACAGATGCTCTATGCTGTTGAAAATGGCTTTAAGTTCGAGCTTAAGGGCATTCGTGAATTCAACGGCCCAGAAGCATTCGACTATAACCGCTTCGAGCAAGTAGCTAACAAGCTGCTGAACCTTGCACCGCAAGAGCGTGCTTACAACGAGCGCTGCGAAGTGCACATGCCCGGGCAAGCGCTCGCAACCTACAACGAAGTCATGTTGTGCGAGAACTCTTGCTCCGACAACCTGCAAAGCCAGTTGGACTCTGGTTGGCGCATCCTTGCAGCGTGCCCACAACCGGACCAACGCCGGCCAGATTACATCCTGGGCCGGTTTAACCCGAAACGTGAAGTTAATTCCAACGCTGAAAGGAGCTACTAATGGCAAACGCAACCCGCCTGCGCTACGAAGTGTGGGCATCCTTAACCGGCAGCGCCCTTAACTGGAGCCGTGTCGAAAAAGGTTGGTACGTCGGCGAACCAGAGCACAACGAACTGAACAAGCAGCGCGCTCTTGAGCGTGCTAACGAATTGTCTGCGACGTACGGCAAAGTATGCGTCGAGGAATGGGACGCAGATCGTAACGTGTTCCTGCGCACCGTGCGCGAATACCCTAACATTTGAAAGGATAACCACAACATGGCACCACACTTCAACGACAGCCGAAGGCAGTTCGAGCTCACCGAACTCTGCGCGCATTGCGGCAAGCGCAACGGCGTTCACAGCATGAGCGAGAAATGTCCGGTGCTTGCGCCCAACGGTGTTCCGATCGTTGGTGAATTCAGCAAACAGAAGTTTGCCGGTAGCGGCAAGCACGAGCAGGATTAAGTAACCAGCCACAGTGCTGTGACAGAGCACTGTTACGGGTGACTTACCCGGTAACACTAACAAGGAGATAGCATGATAGCCAGTAAAGATCAGACCTTGGCAATTCGTCATGGTCTTGAAGGCGCCCCGAACTGGGTTGAAATTGAACGCCCGGTTGGCCCGCAGGATCTGCCCGCTTGGGTGAAGGGTTTGCACATCGACTGGATGATGGGTTGGGCCAATAGCCCTCGCGTCAAGTTCAAATGCGCAACACAGCCAATGCCCAAGGATGTGCTTTGGGAGCAGGGTGAAAATGGTCGCTGGTTCCGCGAGCACGAAGGCGTAATGCAGCAGCACTGGCACAGCGGAGCTCTTAGCAATAAGGACGACAACGGCAAACCGCTTCCTGAAGGCCACTGGCAAACCACCAAGCAAAACGGCTACGCGGGCGCCACCTTTACCATCAAACTGAAGGACGGGCGCACGGTGCACTTGCGTGGTCCGTGGTTTGGAGGTTCACCAGCAGGTTACAGCGAGCTGACTGTTGTCGACATGTCTGACCCGTACCATCTGGTTAAGCAAGGTAAGGTGAAGTACGAGATCATTCCCGACAGCGGCAGATTTATTCACATAAATGTGAAAGCTAAAGCTTGGTGGAAGAACGGTGGCAACTTCGGTTGCTACGTCAGCGACGGCATCCTGATCAAGGCGATTGCCAAGTATTACCCACACGTCCGCATTGCCCTGGATTTGCGCGAGAAGCGCGGTGACGCCATTGAGCCTTTCTTGGACGAGTGGGATATGCCGAAGCGTCAGTACCAAGATCAACAACGTAACCGATAACGTCAGCTAAGCTACCTTGGCAACAGGGTGGCTTGTCGGACGATTGGTCCGTTAAAGGAGGAAATATGAAAGTCACAAAAGGATACGTCGCCGTCAAGGAAGATGGCACGTTCCTAATCATTAGTGTGGTTTTAAAGTGGGGGACGGAGTCGGTCCATGTTGGTGAAACCAGCAACATTGAACTGGCTACCGTGCTTGAGTATCCAAATCATCGGATAATTACCGGACGGCGCCCTGCGAACCTACCGGACAAACTCACCTACATCCCTGTTGAGGTGCGTCGTGAAGTTGTACAAACGGGATGGGGTGTTGATTGAACCTCTTCACCTACCTCATGGAGTCGCGCACCAAAGAGGAATTAGCAAAGGAACTAGCGCGAACCGTTAAGGAGAACGTGGCGTTGAAAGACAAAGCGTTTGCCCTTGAAGTTGAAAACTTTTGGCTTAAAGTCAAGGAGAACCAAGATGAGCATTATTAAGAACGATATGCTGCAATACAGCAATCACTGTGTGAAGCTGGTTGGAGATTTCAGTCCTAAATTCAGGAAAGAGTATCTGTCCGAAATGGAAAGAAGCTTAAATCCTTTCGGTACTGCCGAAGAGCACAAGGCTGAACTTGAAGCGATGAACAACGACGGTAGCTGGGTTGTTGAAGAATACGTCATCAAACCCGATCGCGAAATCAAGCGCTTCCTCGTGCACACCAACGACGGGCGCGTTGAGCTCAACCTCGATTTTGTGGGCATGCTCGAGAACTACTGCGTGTGGGGTCAAATCAATAGCAAGCACATTAGCGAGTCGTTCGACAAAGCCACTGACGCCTACAATCGTTACAACTTTTACTTCATCGACGCCAAAACCGAAGCTGCTACGCTCTTGATCAAAGCAACGGGGGTTCATGCATGAGCTACCACACCAAAGGCGAACTTAACAAGATGGCTGAACAAATAGCAGAAACAATCGCTAAGACTGACATCAGCCAGCGTCAGGAACTTTACGAATTGGTTGCAGGGAATCTGGTCATTAAAATGCAGAATTACCAAGCAAGTCTTTTTGTTCAGATTGCAAAGGTGGCTTGATGACCCTCGAAGAACTCCACAAATGGCATAAAGATAAGTTTGCTCTATTCCGTAACTTAGCTTTCAGTGCTGCGAACAGCCACGATGCCCCTTGTAGAAAGTCGGAAATCCGTAAGCTGCACAAAGTTGCCGATTTTCATCAACACGCAATTTGGAAACTCAATGTCTCGTCTGGAAAAGGAATGAATATGAATCTTACCCAACTTCGTATCTGGCACTGGAAGCGCGTGGAAAGTCACCGCAATTCCCAGCGTCGGTATGAACACAAGATGGAAAACGGTGATTCAGCCGTGTTCTACAATCAGCGCAAGATTGCTGACCACAAGCGTGAAGCTGACTTCCACCTGAAGTGCGTGCAGGCGCTTAACGATGTCTTGGAAACAACGGTCCACCAAGACCTTCAAAAACGCAAGCAAGCTGCTTGAACTGTGTTACCCTTAACCACACATGGAGAATAATATGGATCTCAAAAAGCACGACTACACCCTGACCGCCAAGGAAGGCAAATGGGAAGTGAAAGTTTCGCCGACGACCAATTACGGTTACTACGAGCACGACGTCTACGGTGAAGGTGGCGGACTCTGGTTTGAGACGGACAAGAGCTTGAGGGATTACGATGGTCGCTCCTGCTTACCGCGCGATGTAGCTAAAGCTTTGATCGGCTTGGGTTACAACGTCGACCCGTCCGCATACGTCGGCGAACCTCTGTAAAGTTCCAGCTAGACGATTAAAGTTCCAGCTAATGCGTCACTTCGGTGGCGCATTGACGGGCACTTTTGCTCGATATGAGGAGTAAACAATGGAAGATAATTTTGCAGAACTTATTCGTAGTCTGACATCTGAGCAGATTATGGCTAAGTTGCCTGATCAAGCGCGGAAGTTCTTCACTGAACATCCTCCGCTGTTCAAAGCATGGTGCACAAAGTTCGAGAATCCTGCGCTTGCCCGTCAAATGGAGGCGGAATACTTCGGTAAGTTCTCGCCTGACCTGCAATATGCTCTGGTGTATGACATCAGTGAACTGCATCGCTCGGTTGGTTCGCTCCAAGCTGCGCTCAGTGTGGTCAAACAGCACAAAGGTACAAGCCGTCTTGATGAAGCAGAGCGTTTCCAACGCTATGGTTTGAACGTGCACATCACCGCTGAGCAGTTCGGTCTAATTGTTCGCGCTTTGACCGATCAAACCACGCTTGCACGCATGGCAATGCAGTCGACAACCGACAGAGTTCTTATCGCTGCTTCGGTGAAAGAGTCCGAACTCAACAAGCAGGTTTTTAACTCCCTTAACGAGCAACTGGCGAAGTTTTACCCGAACCTGCTTACCAAGGGGTAAAACTGCACCCTGCCGCGTGCGGCAACACGCTTTGCCGCTGTTAAAAATGTGCGCGTAGGGGTATGCTTGGGTAATAACCCTGCGCAGCTTGTAGGAGGTTGTATATGGGTATCCGTGCTTCAGATCATCCTGCACTGATGGCCGCAGTAATGCGACAGCTTGAGAAGGAAAAGGCCGGTCAACCTGAACCACCGAAGGTCATGTGGGTGATGAGGACTAACCTGCCCAAGATCAAGCCGTTTAAAACTCGCAACCCTGTTGAGTTTAAACTGGTTGTCGAGAAGGTGCAAGAGATGAATCCGGGATTGAAAATTTACTTATTTGAGATTACAGGAATATGAAAATCTATGCTGTAGTAGAAGAGAAGGAGAAGCCTATCTTTGTAACCACACTGACCGAACGGGACGCCAACGAAATGGGCGAAACTGGCATCGAGCGCATGGTTCGAGATTGGTGCGATCGTCAATATCCACCGCTGACTTACTTGGATTATGCGTAAAGATCTGCCGACAGCTAACCAAGTAATTAAACGGCTCGAGAACTTTAAGACGTTCTTGGGCCAGCGCGGTGCTGAGCTGCTGTCTGTCACAAATGAATGGGAATTGATCCGCTTTAAAACGGGCAAGGGTGTAGCTATCGTCTATCGTAGTAAGGACGAGAACGCAACCTGTTCCTTCATTGGCGATGCACAACAAGCCTGGCTGGAGTTCCTCAATCCTGAGACCAAATGGAGGGCTATCCCACCAACTAAACGTAAGCCTTCGCAAAGCGTGGAATATCGTACGATCCGTCAACGCGATGGTAGCGACTGTTTCTTCTGTGCGGAGCATGTTCCTGAAGGTCAAGGAACAATTGAGCATCTTGTACCTGTCTGCCACGGAGGACCGCAGCACATCAGCAACAAGTTTCTCGCACATAAAGATTGCAACGCGCAAGCTGGTAATCTGAGCGCACCTGAGAAAATTTTACTGTATCACAAATCGCGCCTGCAAAGGCTGTTCAGGAGGTTGAATTGAATAAAGATGATGTAATCGTGGAACAAGCGATGGCAATTTTGCACAATCGCATTGCGAAACGAGGCAAGTTTATGGCCCAACCTGAGGACGTGAGGAAGCTACTCACCCTCAGCCTTGGGTTAATGGAGCATGAGGTCTTCGGCGTCGTTGCTTTGGACAATCAACTTCGTTACATCGACCACGAAGTTCTGTTCCGTGGTAGCTTGCTTTACACGCAGGTCTCTCCGCGCGAGGTTGTGAAGTATGCGATCAAGCACAATGCAGCATGCGTGATTCTGTACCACAACCATCCAACAGGCAGCAAAATGCCAAGCCCTGGCGACAAGGAATTGACCAAACACTTGTTTGACATCTTGCGCGTCATTGACGTGCATGTGTTCGACCACATCATTGTAGCGGGCAACGAAATCACGTCGTTTAAACAACTCGGTATCATGCCGGAATAGGAGAATGTATGACCACACAATTAGGACCGTGCGCCAAGCAAGTCGTGACGTGCACGCTGGTTCACCCGGACGGGCGTCGATGGGTGGGGCGCAACGATGTAGCACGTCCGCAGGAAGTTTGTCCGCGAGGTGGTATGCCCAGCGGGCAAGGTTACGAGCTCTGCCGCGAAGTGTGTGGGCAAAAAGGGCACGCCGAGGAGCAAGCGCTCAAGCTAGCTGGTAACGGTGCGCGCGGCTCCATTGCGTACATCGAAGGTATCCATTATATCTGCATGAACTGTCAGATGGCATTAACAAGTGCGGGCATTATTATGATGACGCTGGGCGCACCGCCGCAGATCGGACAGCCCGAGAAGATCGGACAAGACGAGCGGGCGCTGCCGCCGTTGCCGAAGTGCGTGGCGTATGGCGTGATTGGACTTACCGGCTTGGATCCAAACGACGGCCATCGTCAGCTCTCCGGCGTGAGCGTCGGCCGTCCCGGTTCGTGGTGCAAGAACAGCTCTGTGGAACTCTTCACTGCCTACCAGATGCACGACTACGCCCGCGCAGCCCTCGCCCAGCCCTCCGTATCGCCAGCGCCAGTAGTAGCGGCGTCGGATGACCTTCGCAACACGCTGGAAATGGCGCGCCAAGACCTCACTCTCGGCCGTAACTTAAAGGCGCGCGACAGGATTGTCGAAGCCCTTGCCATGTTTCGCGCCGCTGCATCTCAAGCCGCGCCCGCTATCGGCCAAGCCCCGACTGCCGAGCCGATTGGCGAGATTGCGGGCGTGTGGCTGCGTCATGGCGAAGCAGTGATCAAACTACGCGGCGAAGCCCCTGCTATTGGATCGCTGGTCTACGCCACCCCTGCTGAGCCCTCCCGCGCAGCTATCGGTAAGGAGGCGCGCGATGAGTGATTTCGATTGGTCCATATTCGTCACCGTCCAAGCTCTGCTGTGGCTCGCCTTTGCCTGCGGATACTCCATCGGCCGGAGGCACAATGATCTATAACCCATTCTTCCTCTGGCTTCTGTTTTGGGGTTTTGTTCTCAATCCCATCCCACCTGTTCCTGAAGGAGATTAGCATGAAAACAATCTTACTTATTTTAGGCTTTGTTTCGCTATATCTAATAGCTTGCAATCTTATTAATAGCATTCTCGAACAAAGAACTTTGGACGAGCATTTGCAACAGGCTTTCCAAACTGGCTTGAGGGCTAATCATTGTAAGCTGTCCGGTGTGTGGGGCAAGTATGGTGAGTTCCATGTGTACACTTGTGACGGGGAGTGTACAAGCAAGTCGGGAATGACTTAGAGAAGGTGAATTAGGAGATTAAACATGAACGGCTACCGAACGATTTGCAGTTTCTGCGGAACTCCACCAGCAGAGGATGAAGAGTTAGTTGTCGCCTCAGACGACTCGGCAGCCATTTGTGAAGGTTGTGTGGGCATAGCTGTAATTGCAATCGAAGAAGCAACCAAAGATCGACCACCCATCGTCTACCATTGATACAAAATAACGTGCGTTAGGGCTTGCAATAAGTTGTAACGCACGTTACCATAGCTGTCCGCACCAACTAATAACCACACCATGTCGGAACAAGAACTCTTCAACGAGCGCTATATCTGCGCCCCTGAAATAATGGAACTCCTTGGTGTAACGAGGACCGCATTGCTGCGCGCACGACGCACGGGCAAGCTTCCAGATTCAATTAGCGTCCCGAGCGGCCCGTTTATGTGGAACCGTGAACGGGTTGCGCCCTCCCTCAAGGCTTGGAAAGAAGAACTCGACGCTCGCCGGGGGGTTGCCAATGCCTGCTAATATCTGCTATGACAACATTCCCGAGGAGTTGAGGTGGGACCGTTCTTGGTGCCTTGCTGGCCCGGACGAAGACGGTCGGTTCAAAGCCCCATATAGTTTTGGCCCTCGCGGCATCTTCAAAATCAAACCTACTCTGGATGGCTCAGGTCACTGGAAGGATATCGAAACAATTGCAGACGCTGCTGCAATGTTCCGTCCTTGCGGTGTTGGGTACATCCTGTCAACCAATGATGTTTATACCGTCATTGACCTGGACGTCAAGAACGTCCACAACTACCCAAACAAAGTAGACCACAATGGTAAGCCTGTTGAATGGACCTCGGAAGAGGACATTGCACGCTACCGCAAGATCATCGAAAAATTCGATAGCTATACCGAACGCAGTTCGTCCGGTCAAGGCTGGCACATTTGGGTCAAAGGTGACATCGGTCAGGGTTGCAAACGCGACGGCGTTGAGGTGTACTCGCGCGAGCGTTTTATCATCTGCACAGGCGATGTGTACCTGAACCGCGACATCAAAGACGCTCAAGACCTGCTTGACATCCTTGTGCACGAGATCCGTTCCAAGTCCGCACCAAAGGTTCAACTGCTCGAGATCGAAGAGAGCGAGAGCGACGAAACCATTATGGAACGTGCGCGCAACGCGGACAACTCGGATAAGTTCATCGCGCTGTGCAACGGCGACATGACTGGGTATCCGTCGCAATCGGAAGCTGACCTTGCGCTGCTCAGTATGTTCACCTTCTACACGAAGTCGAACGCGCAGGTACGCAGGTTGTTCCGCACAACCGAACTCGGCCAACGCAAGAAGGCTGTCAAAGACGACGTTTACATTAACCGTACGCTGCGCATGATTCGCGGACGAGAAGAACAAGAAGACGAACTGGATGCAGCAGCAGCGGAAGCGGGTCAAAAGCTTGTGAACGGTTTGTTTGCTGCCCAAGGCATTGACGATTTCCAGTACCCGCCTAACATGCGTGTGCTGGACTTCAGCGCGCTCAATTTGCCCACACAAGCACCGGCCAACGACGAACCTCCACAAACCGAATCTGGCCTGCCTTGGCCTCCGGGTAACGCTGGTCATCTTGCGTATTACATCTACCAAGGTTCTCCGCGCCCGGTGAAAGAAGTCTCGATTGTTGGGGCGCTAGGTATGCTAGCCGGTTTGTGTGGGAAAGCGTTCTGCATCCCGCAGTCTGGTCTGAACGTCTACATGGTTCTGGTTGCTAAGTCAGCTATCGGTAAAGAGGCAATGCACAGCGGAATTGCAAACATGCTTGCGGCAATGCGCGAGTCCGAACCGAACGCCATGAACTTTGTGGATTTCTCAGACTATGCTTCTGGTCCTGCATTGTCGAAAGCTGTTGCAGCGAATCCCTGCTTTGTTAATGTGTCTGGTGAGTGGGGGCGTAAGCTGCGCAGGCTGGGACAAGAAGACGGACGGGAAGGTCCGATGCAGTCTTTGCGTACTGTAATGACGAACCTTTACCAAAAGTCGGGCCCGAAGAGCATTGTCGGAGGTATCGGCTACTCTAACAAGGAACAGAACGTTGCTTCCGTGTCCGGTGTAGCGTACAGCATGATCGGCGAGACCACACCCAGCACGTTTTACGATGCGCTAACCGAAACGATGATGGAAGACGGCTTCTTGAGCCGTTTCACTATTATCGAATATGTTGGCGATCGTCCCGCCCACAATGAGTTGGCAGTTAAGGAACCGCCACGTGAATTGCTGGACGCAATGTGTGCGCTAGCTTCGCGCGCTATTGACCTCAACGGCAAGTATCAGACGCAAGAGGTTGGACGTAGCAGGGAAGCTGCGCTTATCCTTGACGAGTTCAATCTCGAGTGCGATCAGAAGATCAACAGCAGCGATGACGAAGGCTTCCGACAAATGTGGAACCGTGCGCATCTGAAAGCGTACCGTATCTCAGCCTTGTTAGCAGTAGCGGACAATAACGTGTTTCCGACCATCGAGAAACGCCATGCTGAATGGGCGATGCAGCTTATCCGACGCGACATCGCGGTTATGAGCCGGCGCATTAGTACAGGTGACGTGGGCGCTGGTGACGCATCGCGTGAGCGCAAAGTGCTGTCTTTGATTAAGAAGTTCTTAAAGGATGGCGCACCCGCAAGCTATGGTGTACCGGAGGGCATGCGCACTGCAAGTGTGGTCCCGCGCAAATACCTCCAAATGTGCACGCAAAAAGCCACCAACTTCACGTCGCACAGAGGCGGACAAATCCAAGCGCTAGATAGCACCATTCGTTCGCTTATCGACAGCGGTTACTTGGCCGAAATGGCCAAAGACAAGGCTATGTCCCAATTCAACTTCCTTGGAAAATGCTACCGTATCATCCATATTCCAATGAATACGGAAGAAGACCGAGAGGTCCGCAAAGCAAGGCGAGAAGCTTAATTTCGCTGTACTAATGCAGCCTTGCTGCGCTACAATTAAGTGTTGCATGTGCAACTTAACCCAAGGAAGAAAAATGAATCTTGCAGAAGCAAAAGCGCTGCCCCGCGCACAGGACTATCCGGGCATGGTGCGTGGTCTGTTCACCAAGGAACTGGGCGGCGCTGACGGTCAGCGCATGCACGCAACCATCGGTATCGCCGGTGAGTGCGCTGAGTTGGTTCCGGCCTACCTGCTACCTGACGAAGACAACTTCATCGAAGAAAGTGGTGACGCGCTGTTCTACTTCCAGGCGCTGCTGAACATGACCGGCTACGATATCCGGGAACTGGAAGCAATGGGCAGTACCGTCAACCAGACCGTACAGGACTACGAGATGCACTGCCTGTCCTACTGCGCCGGCGAACTCCTGGACCAAGCTAAGAAGTGCTGGGTCTACGGGCGCGAATTCGATGCTAGCAAGTTCAAGCAAGCGATGGCAAACTGGATCATCGCCTTCGAAGAATTCCTGCGCTGGGACTCTCCACGAACGGGCGATGGTGAATATCTCACCCTCGACGACTGCATGGCCCACAACCAGAACAAGCTCGTTACCGGCAAGAAACCTCGCTACGCCGGCGGCAGTTACTCCGACGCAGCGGCGATCGCGCGTGCGGACAAGGCGCAGGGCGAATAACCACACAGCGGGGTAGCCCGCTTCATCGGAGTTAAAATGGAACAAGCAAATCTGTCCGTAGCACCTGCGCCCGTTACGCAGGACGAGATTAACGAATGGTTCGCGGTGGCTGCGCGCCTGGCTGCGGATAAAGTCCGCGAGATGGAACTGCGCAAGAAGATTTTCGGTTTCTTCTTCCAAGCACCCGAAGAAGGCGTGAACAACGTCCCGATGTCCGAAGGCTGGGTGATGAAAGGCACCTACAAGATCGACCGCAAGCCGAAGGAAGAACTTCTGGCTACGCATGCGGAAGAACTTGCGGCAGCAAACCTGCCGCTGAAGGACCTCATCAAGCTTACGCCGTCCTTGTCCGTCACCGCTTACAAAAAGCTGACCGACGAACAGCGCAAGGTTTTCGACAAAGTGCTGGAAATCAAACCCGGTGCACCGTCGCTGGAGATCACCAAACCAAAGAAGGCAGCGTAACATGGACATCCAAAAATCTTACGATAAGGTTGTGCTAAGCAACGTCGAAGTCCAGGAAGCCCTGCGTGAGTACGTGAGGCAAAAGTCCGGACGTGGGGTCCGGGGACATGTTGTGGTCAACCACACCAAAGTAACCACTGCGCGGGAAGAACGGACTTTCTGCCCTCAAGTTGATGGTAGCGCCTACTGCTATCTGGAATCGGTGGCGGAGGTCACGCTATGAAAACCGCAACCGCCCAATATCACGACTTCATGCGGCACGTCCGCGACAATGGTGTGGTCAAGACCGACCGCACCGGCACCGGCACGCGCTCCGTGTTCGGCTATCAAATGCGCTTCGACTTGCAGCAGGGCTTCCCGCTGATCACTACGAAGTCGGTCCACATGCCGTCCGTCATCCACGAGCTCATCTGGTTCCTCGCCGGCGATACGAACGTCAAATACCTACAAGACAACGGCGTTCGCATCTGGAATGAATGGGCTGACCCTGTTACGGGTGAGCTGGGACCGATCTACGGTGCGCAGTGGCGCAGTTGGCCGTACACTACTGTCGTGGACGACGAAGACAGTGACGGGAATTATATGGAATACGTCGTTCGTAAGTCCATCGACCAAATATCGGAAGCGCTGCACACCATCAAGAATAACCCGGACAGCCGTCGCATTATCGTCTCAGCCTGGAATGTTGCGGACATCCCGAATATGAATCTGCCACCGTGCCACGCACTGTTCCAGTTCTATGTGGCTGAAGGCAAGCTGTCCTGCCAGCTCTACCAGCGCAGCGCCGACATCTTCCTCGGCGTCCCGTTCAACATCGCGTCCTATGCTCTGCTTACCCACATGTTCGCGCAGCAGACCGGGCTGCAACCAGGCGAGTTCATCTGGACCGGCGGTGACTGCCACCTGTACTCCAACCACATGGAACAGGTCGAGCTTCAACTGTCGCGTGAAGAACGCGGCAATCCCACCATCTTCCTGCACAAGGCCCCCAGCCTGTTCGATTATAAGATCGAGCACTTCGAAATTCAGGACTACAATCCCCATCCTGCAATCAAAGCGAAAGTGGCGGTGTGATATGCCTGGTCCATTAATTCCACTCGGCATTGAGCCAAAAGAAGAATTCACCGGCAACGACGTCGACTACTACACGGTTGTCGTTGAGGAACCGAAACGTCCCGACCGTCCTCCGTACATCGCAGAGTGCGAAGACATCATCGAAGCGCTCGGCATGACCTTCTCCGAGGGTTGCGAGTTCAAAGCGTTGTGGCGCAGTGCTGCACAGCGCACGCTCGGCCTGGTTAAAAAGGGTGCGGACCCGGACGGCGTGTACGATGCTGAAAAACAGGTCTACTACGCCAAGCGGACGTTGGCAGTTCGCATGCGTGTTGCTCGTAAAGCAGGGAGGCGCAAATGAAGAGCCTGTTCTGGAAGCTTCTAGCCAAGGTGCTTGCACGCCCTGCTGTAACGGGCTGGCTGATCAAACGTGCGATGAAGGCGCCGTACAGCCATCTCGAGGGTTATATGAACCGCTACTGGCTGTTCAACCCATACCCGAAAAGCGCACCGGACCAAAAGAAAGGCTGGTGCCGCTTCTTCCCATCTGTGCGTCTTCACCACATACTGCGCGAAGATCGCGACGAGCACATGCACGACCATCCTTGGGACGCGCGTACGATCATTTTGCGTGGCTGGTACGAGGAGCGACGTCCAGAACCACTGGGCTACGCTTCCACGCGTCGGAAAGCTGGCGACACCGCTTCGATTAACTTCGGCGACTACCACAAAATCACGCAGGTGAGCAGCGGTGGTGTCTGGACCTTATTCATCACCTACCGCTATCGTGGGACGTGGGGCTTTCTGGTCAACGGTGTAAAGGTTAAGTGGCGGAACTATCTCAACATCCCGTGCAAGCAACACAAGTTCGTCGAAGTGGGTGGGGTTGGTTGTTCGCACGTCGTTTGCGAGAATTGCGATATCGAACTGGAGAACCAATAATGGCCGGTGAAATCAAAGTCATGCGCGCGGAAAACTACGAGCGCGAAAAGATCCGTTTCCCAATTTGGGTATTCCCAAAAGTAGATGGCGTACGGGGTTACAATCCGCAAGGCACGCTGTTGGCGCGTACGCTCAAGCAGCACAAGAACCGTTACACCACATCCTACTTCAGCCGGTCGCAGTACATCGGTCTGGACGGTGAACTCGCGGCTCAACACGAATGCCATCCGGACCTGTGCAGGCTCACTAGCTCTGCTGTGGGCACCATCGCCGGCGAACCGTACACCCTGTGGCACCTGTTCGATTACGTCACACGCGACACCGTCGACAAGCCGTACGAGTTCCGGTATCAGCTGCTGTGCGCAAAATTACGAGAGCTTACCGAAGCGGGGCTTGGTGAGCGTTTGCGCGTGCTCCGCTACAAGGTTGCCCACACACTCGAGGAGTACGACGCGATCCACGAGGAATACATGACCGCCGGCTACGAAGGGAGCTGCTATTATGATCCGAAAGCAACGCACAAGGAAGGGAAATCCTCGCCACGACATGGTGGCTGTCTGCGCCGCAAGGATTTCGTTGACTTTGAAGCGATCGTCGAAGAGGTTATTGAAGGCGAAACTAACCTCAACGCTGCGCAGATCAATGAGCTTGGGCGCCAATTCCGTTCCTCGCATCAGGAGAATAAAGTGCCCAATGGTTTGGTCGGAACTATTGTTGCGCGATCGCTTGTGGACGTCTACGATGTCTACGATAAAAGTAAACTCCTTGTCAAAAAAGACCAAATCTTCAACTCGTCGCCGGGTCATATGACCGAGGACCTCAAACGTGCGTTCCTAGCGGACCCGTCGCTTATTGTGGGCAAACCGTCTAAGTTCAAGATGTTCCCGAAAGGCATCAAAGATGCCCCGCGCTTTACGCAATGGGTTAGCTTGCGCAGTGCTGAAGACATGTGAACTATCAGCGCAACGCCCTTGCAATTAAACAATGGCTGGTGCATAATATACCTACCCGCTGCCGCTAGTCGGTAGCGGTTTTTTAATCCTCTCTTCGGAGTATAAATGTCCATTCTTGCAGCAGTTACCCACACTAGCCAAGGCGTCCGTCCCGGTCTGCGCGCTGTCATCGCTGGTGTTGAAAAAGTCGGCAAAACCACGCTGACGACGAACGCTCCGCGTGCGCTGTTGGTGCCACTGGAGGTTGGTTATAGCGGCGTGAGCGTCAACATGACCCCGCAGCTGACCGAGTTCCAGCATGTGATGCAACTGCTGGACGAGATCATCCAGTACGTGCAAGCCGGTCAGTTCCCTTACATGTCGCTGGTTATCGACAGCGTTACTGCGCTGGAAAAGATGATCCACACGGAAGTCCTGCGTCGCGATCCGAACTATTCCCCCGGCAACAAAAAGACCGTTACCATGGACTCGGCGCTGGGCGGCTACGGCAAGGGCTACCAGTTCGCAAACGAACTGTTCCAGAACTTCCTGAGCAAGTGCGACCAGCTTTCCGTCCAATGCGGCGTCAACGTCATTCTGACCTGCCATGTCTTCACCGGCGAAGTCAAAGACCCGACCGCGGGCACGTACCACTCGTGGGATCTGCTTCTGCATTCGCCGAAGAACGACAAGACCTATGGCAAGCGCGAAATGCTGACCCAATGGGCGGACCTCGTCGGCTTCTTGCACGAACCCATTTTCGTCAGCGAAGGTAAGAACATGAACCAAGCGGTGAGCCAAAACGCAGGCCGCGTGCTTGGCGTCAGCCGTCAACCCGGTTACGTTGCGGGCAACCGCTTCAACATGGTTGAACCAATTTCCATGCCGCGCGACAATGGCTGGAACCAATTGGCCCACGCAATCTACCAGTGCAGCGGCCGCGACTACTACAACAGGGATGCACCGCAATGAACAAACAAGCACAACACGCAAAAGCCCTGGCCTACTCGACCTTCACGCGCAACATGGAACGTCGCAAAAACTTCTTGCAGCTCCAGTTCCACGGAATGCAGATGACGCGGATCGCACAAGCTGTGCGCACAGCGCTTGCCGCCTGGGGGTCGCAATGATTACCATGGGCCGTCCGCTGGTTCCACCGAACAGCGCAATCGATCAGCTGCTGGACAAAGCGCAGGAAAAAATCCAAGCGCGTAACCGCACCGAACTGCTGACCATCATTGGCATGCAGCCGCCGACGGTTAGCAAGATCCGTCATAACCGGGTTCCGGTAAGCGCAGAAATGATCTTGCGCTTGCACGACGCGACCGCACTGCCGGTCGATTACATCCGCGAAAAGTTGGGCGTGAAGCCCTTCTTCGACCTGGATGCCCACACCAACGCTCAGCAGTCTGGCGCTCAACAGACTGCACAAAATCAAGGAAGCAACTGAAATGGCACAATTCCAGTTTAACGCACGAGATGTCGAACCGGATCAGGGACGCAAGGGCGCAATCCCGGCCGGCTGGTACAAAACGATGGTCACGAAGACCGAGCTGAAGCCCACCGGCTCCGGCGAAGGCATGATGATCGCTGTTTCGTTCCAGGTCGCCGAAGGCACCTACAAGGGCGCAATGTTCTTCAACAACTTCAACGTCCAGAACCCGAACGAAAAAGCTGTCGAAATCGGCCGCAAGCAGCTGAGCGCCCTGTGCCACGCTGTCAATGTGCTGGAAATGTCGGACACCGACCAGCTCAAGAACATCCCGTTCTTCACCCGCCTGAAGCTGACCCCAGCCGTCATGGACGACCAGAATCCGGGCGTCGTCAAATACGAAGAAAAGAACGAGCCGAGCGCCTACAGCAACCTCAACGACCAAGCCGCTATCGCTGGTGCAGCGAAGACCGCTTCCGCCACCCAGGCCGCCGCCAAGCCTGCTGGCACTGCACCCGGCACCATCCCGCCGGCAGCAAACGTGATCCCGCCGCAGCAACCGATGGCGCCGGCACAACAATGGCAGGCAAACGCTCAGCAGCCGATGGCGCCGCAACAGCCGAGCATGCAACCCCAGCAGATGCAGCTGCAGTTCCAAGCGCCCCAACAGCAGCAACAAGCTCCGCAGTTCCAGGCCCCGGCACAGCAGTTCCAGACGGCTCCTCAACAGCAGGCACCGCAACAGTTCCAGCCGGGTGCAGTTCAAGGCCAGCCGGACTGGGCGGCAGCTCCGCAACAGCCGTGGGGCGCTCCTCAGGCAGCAGCTCCGCAGCAAGTCGCGCCGGTAATGAGCCCGGAACAGCAAGCCGCTTATGCAGCATCGCAAGCGGCTCCGGTGCCGTGGGGCGCCCCGCAGTAATGTAGGCCCTTGCCCTGGAAACAGGGCATTTATAGACGAACTTTATAGTTTAATTGGCAGAACGGCCGAGGCAATCGGCAAGTGCTAGGGTTCGAGTCCCTCTAAAGTTCGTCTATAAATCACAGGAGCCTACATGCAGCTTGCAACTAAGACTCTAGCCGCTATTGACGCAGCGCTGGAAGCAGACCAAGGCGGTGCTTACCGTCAAAACCTCCAACGAGTAATTCCTCATATTGGTGACGCATACCGTGGCGCGGACGAAGGTTTTCGCAACCACTTGGGCGCATCGCTGATTGGTAAATCCTGCGCGCGGGACATCTGGTATGGATTCCGTTGGGCCCGAAAGCCTAAATTCAGCGGCCGCATTCTTCGTCTTTTTAACAGGGGTCATCTTGAAGAAGCAAGGTTTATCGCACTATTACTTACGATTGGCGTTCAAGTCCTTCAACAGGACGCTAAAGGTAATCAGTTCCGTGTCTCTTATTTTGGTGGCCTGTTTGGTGGGAGCGGTGACGGGGTTGGCTATGGCATCCCTGATTTTCCTGCTAACACCTACGGCCTCTTAGAATTTAAGACGCACAGCAAGAAGTCTTTCGACAAGCTTGTTGCAAAGGGTGTCCGCGAAGCAAAGCCTGAGCACTACGCGCAGATGCAAGTTTACTTGCGCGGAATGGGGCTTGGTATCGCCATGTACGGCGCCGTTTGCAAGGATGACGATTCCCTGCATCTGGAAATCATCCATCTGGACCCAACCATGGGCGAACAGATGGTGCAGCGCGCCCGTAATATCATCATGCTGCGCGAAGCACCGAAGCGTATTAACGAATCACCTAGCTGGTACGAGTGCAAGTTCTGCGAGAATAAGCTGCTCTGCCATGGTAACGCTGAACCAGAACGCAATTGCCGCACATGTCATAGCGTTGTAATTGACGCTGAACATGGTAGCTGGGTGTGTGGTCAAACCGGCGAAGTCCTGTCCAAAGAACAACAGCTTGCAGCGTGCGAGCATTACGTCCAGTTTAATGCGGTATGACCACACTGATCCCGCGTGACTATCAGCTAGCGGTCGACGGCGCCATTTGGCGCTGGTTCGCCACCAACCCCGACCCGAATACGCATCCTATCGTGGGTATGCCGACCGGTACGGGCAAGGCGTTTTCGATCGCTTACTTCATGTACAATGCCTTGCGCGCTGCGCCGAACCAGCGTTTTATTAACGCAACACACGTCAAAGAACTAGTTGAGCAAAACTATCTGGAGTTATTGAATATCTGGCCAACCGCCCCCGCCGGCGTCTATAGCGCAGGTCTCAAGCGTAAGGATACCAGTCAGCAGATTATCTTTGCTGGTATCGCTTCAATCATTAAGAACGTAGCAAAGTTTGGCAAAGTTGACATCCTTATCGTTGATGAGTGTCACCTCATTAGCAATCGCGAAACCTCGATGTACATGCGCCTTATTACGGCGCTAAAGGAGCGCAATCCTTACCTGCGTGTGCTGGGGTTTACCGCCACTCCTTGGCGGGAGGGGCAGGGTCATTTAACCCAAGGTGATGGTATCTTTACGCACATGGCGATCGACCTCACCGACATGGTGTCGTTCAACCGTTTCATCAAAGAAGGTTATTTGGTCCCACCTGTTTCCAAGCCCACAAAGACCATCCTCGACGTCGACGGGGTTAAGCTAGTTGGCGGAGACTTCAACGAGAAAGAGCTTCAACTCGCTGTCAACAAAGATAAGATCACTTACGCTGCGCTTCTGGAAACACTTGACTACGCGCACGATCGTCGGAGCTGGATTGTCTTTGCTTCTGGTCTAGAGCATTGCGAAAAAATTCGAGAGATGCTTACACATCTGGGCGTTTCGTGCCGGGTTGTGCATAGCAAGATGTCCGACGGGGAGCGTGATGATAACATCCGCGCCTGGAAGAACTACGAGTACACCGCAATTATCAATATGGGTATCTTGACTACAGGTGTGAACCATCCGGGTCTTGATCTTATTGTCATGTTGCGCCCTACGATGTCCTCCAAGCTTTGGGTTCAAATGCTCGGGCGCGGTACACGTCCTCTGTTTGTCAAACAAGGTTACGACCTTACCACTATTCAAGGCCGATTAGCTTCAATTGCGGCAAGTCCAAAGCAGAACTGCTTGGTGATGGACTTCGCTGGGAACATCAAGCGTTGCGGCCCGATTAACGACCCAATTATCCCGAAAAAGAAAGGTGCGTCCAAAGGCGAAGCGCCGATTAAAATTTGCGATCACTGCGATGCGTATAACCACATCTCGGCGCGGTTCTGCGGCGGTGAGCCATACAAGACCCCGATGGGATGCGGGGCTGAATTCATCTTCCAAGTGAAGATTCAGAAACAAGCTAGCACGCAGGAAGTTATCAGGAACGAAGCGCCGGAGGTTAAAGTTTACCGAGTTGAGCAGGTTCTTTGTTCAGTCAACAAGAAGGCGGGCAAACCCGATAGTGTACGCGTCACATACTACCACAGCTTTAGTCAGAAGGTGATGCACTTCTTGTTAATCAATCACAGCCCGCACCTTCGCGACAAGGCTGAGAAGTGGTGGAAGAAGCGCACCAATCTTCCAATGCCAAATAGCGCAGAGGAAGCGGTTAAAATGATCCCGGACTTCCCGGTCCCAACGCATGTGCGTGTGTGGGCAAATGCGCATCCTTTCCCACAAGTGATGGACGAGTGCTTCATGGACGAATTCGAAGCACCGATTTCGCCACAAGACGACGATATTCCGTTTTAAATGTTTGCAAACTGCACGCTTAGTGCGTACAATAAACATTGTGGTAGCGCAAAACTTAACCGGAGGTGAATTTGTTTATTTGTGTAGACTTGGAACGCTTACGCGTCCTGTACAAGAACCCCGACCAAGCGGCGGTGATGAACTTGGCAAACATCGAAGTGCCAGAGAGCGCAATTGTAGTTATGAGCGCTACGGACGCAGGCAGCTACGAACGTTTCACGGACTATGAGCTGAAGGTGTTGTTCAGCAACATCTGCGGCATGCAGCATGACGGCTTCCATCGTGGGGGTCTCATCCAAAGTGTAACGCGCCTTGTTAGCATGCTGCCCGAGACGCAACTTCGCGCAAGTGAAGTGGAAGCACAGCTCTTGTCTATTAAAGAACCGGAGCAGGGTGGCTACCGCTACCAGTACGGCAGCACGCTTCCGCTCCAGCAGCAAGAGCTTTTTGTGCCGGATGGTCTGGTTAGCGTTCCGGGTCATAAAGCACCGAACAAACGCTACTATGTGCGCCCTGCTAATAAGGTGCACGCATACATCGACAAGGTTGGTGTGAACCCGCACATTGTCGAACCGGATGTACCTACCCCTCGGGATCCAAGCACACCACGTGAGGTGTCTGCTCGTCCCGCCGCCGGCAGCAAGACCGAGCGTGTGTGGGCAATCTCCGACGAGTGCTACGCAAAACATCCGCATCTGGATAAGCAACTGCGCGCACTGGTAGCAGCAGCATGCAAGGCGGACGGCATTAACGATAGCACGATGTCAGTTCAATTTTCTAAATGGAAACATTCCAAAGCTAACTCGTAGCCCTGGATACCAGAAAGTGCGCAAGTATCAGCAAAAATCGCTTGCGCACATGTTAAGAATTCTATATAGTAATAACTCAGCAGCAAACAAACTTTTTCGCTAGTAATACCAACCACACAGGAGTCCAACATGATCCGCACCAACCGTTACGCAATGTTCGCTCTGGCGACCGCCGTTCTGATGTCCGCTACCCACAACGCAACCGCCGGCGGCACCGCCAAGCCGGAAACCAAGACCGCCGAGCAGATCGAAGCCGAAAAAGCCGAAGCCCAGGCCAAAGCCAAGGCCGAGAAGGAAGCCGCTGCTGCTGAAAAGAAAGCCGCCGCCGAAAAGGCGAAGGCTGAAAAGGCCGAAGCGAAGGCCAAGGCTGACGCCGAAAAGAAAGCGGCCAAGGAGCTGGCCGACAAGACGAAGGCTGAAGAAAAGGCTGCCGCCGCCGAAGCCAAGCGCCTGGCTGCTGAGCAGAAAGCCAAGGACCGCGAGCAGGCTGCTACCGCCAAGGTCAAGGTACAACTGGTCAGCCAGCGCGGCATCACCCAGCCGAAAGAAGGCACCAAGACCCGTCAAGTCTGGGACATCGCCAACGCCCTGTCGGCCGCGAAGAACGGTCCGGTCGCTATCTCGGAACTGATGCCCGAAGCCCAGAAGGCCGGCCTGAACGACGCCACCATCCGCACCCAGTACGCCCGCTGGAAGCAGTTCCACGGCGTCTACGGCCAAGTCTCCAAGGCCGCTGCACCGGCGCCGGCTGCAACCGAAACCGCCGCATCGACCGAGCACGCCCACGCTCACAAAGCTGCCTAATTCGGCCTGGTAGCACCCTCTAGAGGACGCTAACCCGCCTGCGCCGCACAGCTCGACTGTATTGCGCCGCAAGCGGTCTCTTACAGCCCGTATCAGTCGGGCCGTCCTCACCTAAAGGAAAGTTGGCAGAGTGGTTTAATGCATCTGGTTGCTAACCAGACGAGTCGAAAGGCTCCGTAGGTTCGAATCCTACACTTTCCGCCAAATTACCCGTACTCAGCTAAGGCTGATCTTCGTGAGGTAGCATGCAAGTTATCCCAATCAACACCCAACCGATTGAAAAGTCGGTCAAGTCGGACGGTTCCGTCCTCGACGTCCATTCCATCTTCTATACAATTCAGGGTGAGGGTCCGTTCACCGGACGCCCTGCTGTATTCGTGCGCCTTGCGGGTTGCAACTTGCAATGCCCGTCCTGCGACACGGAGTACACGAAGGGTCGTCTTGTGATGAATGTGGAATCCATCTTGGACTCAATCAAGACGCAGTCCACACGGTCCCATCGTAAACCGCTCATCGTCATTACCGGCGGTGAACCCTTCCGTCAAAGCTTGCTTTTACTGTGCGCACTGCTGGTAAAGCACGAATACACCGTGCAAATCGAAACGAACGGCACGCTTGCTCCCGGGCCCGGCACGCAAGACCATCCAGTGTGGGAACAAATCCACATCGTTTGCAGCCCCAAGGCCGGCAAGGTGCAAGAATGGATTCGTTCGCGCGCAAAGTGCTTCAAGTACGTCCTGTCTCACGACAGCGTGAATCCGAACGACGGCCTTCCTATCCTTGCGCTTAACCACACTGCGGCGCCGCAGGTTGCTCGACATGGTGGCAAGCCCGTCTATCTCCAGCCGATGGACTCCAAGGACGAAGCAACTAACGCTAAGAACATTAAAGCGGTTGTCGATAGCTGCTTGCGCTTCGGTTACACCCTCCAGCTTCAGACCCACAAATACCTCGGGGTGGAGTGATGGCAATTGCACACGTTAACGTATCCATGAAAACGGTTTATCACTTTACCATTGCTTGCGACGCTGCTGAATTAGCTGCTTTGCAATCGATGGTGCAGAATCCTGTTCGTAAGGATGAACCGCTGATCGAATCTCAACTTCGCGAAGCAATCTTCACCGCAATCCAGAAAGCAAAGGTCTAACAAATGTCCAAAAAGAATCCGCGCGTCCTCGCGCCAAGTAACCTGCCTACCCGTCTGCCGATCGGCTGGGGCATCGTCTTCTACCTGCTGCTGGACAAGTTTCAGCCCTCCGGCTGGGTGTGGGGCGCCGTTGCTGCGTTCTGGATCCTTCTCATGCTGGGCTGCATTGTTCGCATGGGTAAAGAAGTTCAAGTCGACTATTTCAAAAATGGGGAATAACATGGGTGACGCACCGCTAAAGGTGTGCCCTAAATGCTACGCGTTCGCTTATTCTGCTACAAAGAAATGCGATTGCTGCGATTTCCAATTTTACGAGAAAAGGAAGGTTAAAGATATGCTCAAGCAAAAAGCTCTAGTGGTCTTGTCCGGCGGACAAGACTCCACCACTTGCCTGTTCTGGGCCAAGCAGCAGGGTTACGACGTCCACACTATCACCTTCGATTACGGTCAGAAACATGCGACCGAGATCGAGTCCGCAGGTATCATCGCTCGCATGGTCGGCGTGCACCCGAGCAAGCAGTTCCTGACAACCGTCGGTCCTATCCTGGCCGGCACGTCGCCGCTGACCAATCCGGACGAAGTCCTCGAGCAGTACGCGGACCATCAGTCCCTGCCTGGCGGTCTGGAAAAGACCTTCGTTCCGATGCGCAACCAACTGTTCCTGACGCTGGCTGCAAACCGCGCTTACGTCCTGGGCTGCAACGTGCTGATCACCGGTGTGTGCCAGGAAGACAGCGGCGGCTATCCGGACTGCCGTGCAACGTTCATCAGTGCTCTGCAAGACGCGATCAACTACGGTACGTTCACCGGCGAGCCGGGTACGCTGCGACCACTGCGCATCCTTACCCCGCTCATGTACCTTACCAAAGCGGACAGTGTGCGTCTGGCGCAGGCGATCCCGGGATGCATGGAAGCTCTGGCATATTCCCACACATCGTACGACGGCGCCTATCCGCCGGTCGGCAAGGACCATGCTACCCTGCTGCGCGCCAAGGGCTTCGAAGAGGCCGGCGTGCCGGACCCGCTGGTCGTGCGTGCAGCACGTGAAGGGCTGATGAAGCTGCCGGAAACCCCGAACTACGCCAACGTCTGTATGGATCTGTGCTGCGGCGATCAACGCTCGCTGGACACGGCGGCCGAGCACGATCGCGCCATGGCTGAAAATCCAGCCTACCAGCAACCAAGCGGTGACGAATAATGGCTGCTAAACCCATCCCGGCCCACAAAGCCCTCCGCAATCTGGAACAGCAGTACGGTGAAAAGTGTAAGAAACTCGACGAAGTTCTTGCGCGTGAAGCTAAGCTGCTTCAGGAAAATACGGATCTGAAAGACCAAGTCGAACAACTGCGAAAGATGGTGCACCTGTGTCCAGCTACCAAGTAACAAAGGTCTATGACCACAACCTCGGATTGTCCTGCTGTTTCCGGCAGCACAAAGCGACGCACTCGCACTGCTCGATGCTGCACGGTTACAGCTTGGCATTCGAGATCGTCTTCGAATCCAACACGCTGGACGGCCGCAACTGGCTTATCGATTTCGGCGGTCTTAAATCGCTGCGCTCCAGGCTTGGCGAGATGTTCGACCACAAGACCGTCATTGCCAAGGACGATCCAGCACTGGACGCCTTCCGCGTGTTGCACGACCAGAAGATCATCGACCTCAGGGTTGTACCCCGCGTAGGCTGCGAATCGTTCGCAGAAGAAGTCTACAACGAAGTCGCTCTGCTCGTGCGGGAGCTGAACGGAAAGCATGCGTCCGGCGGCCGTTTCCATCGCGTACGCGTCGCCTCGGTTAAATGCTCCGAGCATGGTGCCAACTCTGCAACCTTTTTTGGAAAATAACATGCAATACGAACTCCTGCCGCAAGGCACCAACGAAGAAATCCAGCAACAAAAGCGCAACGTGATCCGGCAACTGATCTCGCTTGTTATTGGCGAGGAGCCTCGCCCCGGCCTTCTGGAAACCCCCCACCGAGTCGTTAAGGCCTGGGCCGAAAAGACCTCCGGTTACGGTGTTGACATCCCGTCGCTGCTGAAGGTGTTCGAAGACGGCGCCGAGGGTTACAACGACCTTGTGATCGTCAAAGACATCCCGATCTACAGCCAGTGCGAGCATCACCTGGAGCCCATCTTCGGCACCGCGACCATCGCGTACCATCCGAACGGTAAGATCGTCGGCCTGTCCAAGCTGTCCCGCCTGGCTGACGCGTTCGCGCGCCGGCTGCAAGTGCAGGAACGTTTGACCACACAGATTGCCGACACACTGGTCGAGCACCTGAATCCGAAGGCGGTAGGTGTGGTCATCCGCGCTCGACACTTCTGCATGGAAAACCGCGGCCTGCGTCAGCAAGGACATCATACCATCACCAAGGCGCTGCGCGGTTATCTGTACACCGACCCGGATCGCCGCGCGGATTTCTTGAACCAAGCGTAGGGGCGGCGCTATGCTAGTCCGCCGGATCGAAAACGCTACCAAGGTCTTTGGCGCACCATCTGACTGGAAAGACGACGGTTCAAGCTGCGCCGGTCTTCCTGTCAAGGAGGTTGAGACCGACCAAGGTAAATTTATGGTCTCTGCATGGGAACCAACGCCGGAGGAGCTCAAAGCTTTGAATGAAGGTAAGAGCGTTCAGCTTTGGGTCCGTGGGGAAGGCCACCCTGTTGTAGCCTTGCTTGTTGACTTAACATAGGTAACGTCATGCGCAACCGTAATCAAAAGAAGTTCGAACGTGTTGTAGCTTACATCTTTCTCGGCCTGCTGTTCGTGTGCGCACTGGCTGTGACACCAAGCATTTAAACGCGCGGCACGCTGCGCAGCTAGTGGGGAGGGTACAGTGTGCACCTCCCCATTTTTAACGCTTTGCCGTGCGCTACCGCAAGCGGCGTACGCATTTACCGCAAGGGTTGTTACTGTGGACTACGAAGCTCTGTTCAAAAAATACATTGCTCGCATTATTGACTCGGAAAGTATTGACTACATCGACGTTAGCGGTGGATTCCAGATTGAGTTCACCAAAGAAGAAAAGGAGGTCCTAACAAGACTTTCGAACACAGCACGCGAGGAGTACAACCTGTGAATCTATTCTTAGCGGCTGTTTATACCAACTCATACATGAAAGGTCAACAACGTTATGAAAAGTTAAACGAGGTGGAGGCTGCAATCACGCCTACTATTCCTCATATACTCGAATCATATCACTACGTCCACGGACAGCGCTTTGTCGATACCATGCGGGAGCAGGGTGCGCAAGTGTTCCTGGACTCAGGTGCGTTCTCCGCGCACTCCCTCGGTGTAAGTATTGACATTAACGCTTACTGCGATTACATCAAGCGCAACGAGGATATCCTGCGTAAGGAAGATGGAATCGTTATGGCATCTGTACTTGACGGCATTGGAGATCCACTTCAAACTTACAGGAACCAACTGTACATGGAGTCACAAAATGCAAAACCCCTCCCCTGCTTCCACTACGGCGAAGATGTCCGTTACCTCGAATGGTACGTTGCAAATTACGATTACATCACCATTGGAGGCCTCGTTCGGCGTACCGCGGAAAGTCAGCGCGTATGGCTTGACCGCATCTGGCCGCTTATGCTTGATGGTTCCGGCAGGCCCAAGCTCAAGGTCCATGCGTTCGGTATGACTGCTGTGTGGTTAATGGAACGGTATCCATGGTACAGCGTTGACTCGTCGTCATGGATTCAAGCAGCAGCGTTTGGTTCCATTTACACGAGCGAGCACGGGCCGCTTGCCGTGTCTGAAAACTCTCCAGCCAAGCACGACGCGGGCAGGCATATAACCACACTAACCGACATCGAGCGCGCAGCAGTGGAACGGATGCTAAATAGTAAGGGCTTTGATGTACAGCGGCTTGGTACAATTTACGAGAGCCGCGCTGTGTATAACATCTTGGGCTACATGGAAGTGAACCAGCAGATTAACAAACGTCTTGAAAAGAAACAGAACGACTTTGACGTGTTAAAAGTACAGGAGCTTTTCTAATGTTAATGGAAGTGATCATTAAGGGCGAGAAGCAGAAGCGCCAAGTTAAGGAGATTCGCCCCTCCAATATTCCCGGTGGGATGCCGTTGCTTATTCCTGTCACGCACAGAGAGGAACGCTATGTACACACCATAGCGGGGGATGTGCACATTATCGACCTTAGCTACAGCCCGCTCCGCGATGCAAAGTACAGCGATGCGTCTATTAAACCGTGGAATAAACTCCCATGACACTCCTCGAATCCCTCAAGTTCGTTGCCGGCAGCGTAGCCCGTAAGGACTTCGTGTCGGAGCTTACGCACTTCCGCATTGAGCATGGTAAGGTGCGCGGGTTCAATGGCACGATTGCACTGTGCAGCCCAATTCCGTTTGACATCGCTTGCTTGCCGAAAGCTGAAAAGCTGGTCAAAGCAATTGCGAACTGCAAGGACACCGTACAACTGTCCATGACGCCGGGCGGTAAGCTGACCGTCAAAAGCGGTTCGTTCAAAGTGCACATCGAGTCCATCGAGGGTGACACCCCTCACGTACATCCGGAAGGCACCATTGTCCAATTTGATGGAGAAAAGTTCTATGAAGGCGTCAAGCGTGTTGCTCCGTTCATCGGTGAGGACGCGTCGCGGAAGTGGGCGCAAGGCATCCTTGTCCGTGATCGATCGCTCTATGCGACAAATAACGTTTGCCTGGTGCAATACTGGCTGGGGATTGACTTCCCACACACCATTAACATTCCGGGCGCAGCGATCAAAGAAATGATGCGGGTTAAGGAAGCCCCGCTGTACGCGCAGGTTGCGGAGGGCAGTGTTACCTTCCACTACACCGGCGACCGCTGGCTCCGCACGCAGCTTTACAGCCTTACCGAATGGCCGGACCTAGCAAGTCGGCTAAATGCACCGTCAAACCCAACACAAATTCCGGAAACATTTTTCGAAGCTATCGATAGCATTGCACCGTTTGTCGACCAACTCGGTAGCGTGCATTTCAACGGCGGTCGGATGTTTACCCACAATGACGAGTCCGAGGGAGCTTCGTTCGAAGTGCCTGGGCTGGTCAACGAAGGGCTGTATAACATCAAATATCTCAAGTTGCTGGAGGGTCTCGCGGCTAGGGTGGACTGGACTACCTACCCGCGTCCGTGCGCCTTCCTTAGCGAAGACAATTTATTGCGCGGTGTTCTTATCGGGATGAAGAAATGATCAAACTGAATGTTGTTAAGATGCTTCATACCATGCACCAGATGGGTGTTGAAGTCAAAGTTGAACCAACCTGGACGCGTGAGCAGTGGTGCAACGCGGTAATCCATCAGTTCAACATTCACTGCATGCCGTACCCGAGTGATAGCGCGCGTGAAACGGCGGAGATTGTTTATCTTGTGCGTGGATTCAGGGGTCAGTCTAACGAATGGAAACGCGCTTGGAATTCTCCGCCACCGAAGCGTACTCCTCCGGGACGTGTTTACAGGACGGGACGGTGATGGCCTACATCAACGTAGAGGAAGTCATCTTAAAAGACGGTGACAAAGTTACGTTTGGTAACGACCCAAAAATTTATATCCTCACATCTGACCTGACAATGAGTAGGAGAGTGCGGGCCGCTGCGGAAGCTGCTCAGGCCGCTGGAGTGCATGTTATCCTCATGCACCCTGCTCAAACTAGGGTGTTTGGCGTGGGTGTTGATTCGATGGTCATCGACGAGCTCACAAGCTTTGGCGATCCAATTGCACCGTCCAAACCAAGCCCCAAGCGTCAAGCTTTGCTGGCACAGTTGGAACGTGCTAAACTAAGCCGTAACAAAAACCTCATCCGTGATTTAACCCGTCAGCTTGAAAAGGTTTGGTGATGCCTCGTGCCGACTCGATAGGCTTATTTTGGGAGGACATCGCACCCGTTAAGCCTCCCAAGAAAGAAAAAGTCAAAAAAACTCCGCCCGCCCAATACTGGCTCGAACCTGGCTTCATCCCGCCCGGTGCGTATGAAGAAGCCTGTTCGTTCAACTTTAACGAGATGAACGACATGGAGCTTATTGCTGCCTGGCAGAATAAGCACAAGCTCATCTACGACGTTGAATCCTACCCGAACTACGGTCTGCACGGTTTCAAGAACATTGAAACTGGCAAGCACCTGTTCTTCGAGAGCAGCGACTTTGGGCACGATTACGATCGACGGAAGTTGGCGTGGGTTCTCGCGAACTTCACGCTAATTACCTTCAACGGCATTAAGTTCGACGAAACCATTGCTCAGGTAGCGTGCCAGGAATTGTATGACCACACTGATATGTGGGCAGCAACCTGCATGCTTATTCAAGAGGGCTGCAAGGGTTACGAAGTCCTCCGCCACTACGGGATCTCTTACAAGAAAAAGAATAAGGTTGAAATAGAGCAGATTGACGTTATCGAGCTCACGGCTCAAGCCCCTGGCTTGAAGAAGTGCGCTGCTCGCCTGCACGCGCCTAAGCTGCAAGACCTCCCATTCAAGCCCGGTACAGTGCTTTCGTTCGAGCAGTGTCTGGTCTTGAAGCGATACAACGTGAACGACTTGGATAACACCCACTTGGTCTACACGTCCAAGCTTGACGTCATTAGCTTGCGCGAGGAGTTCGGTGCAAGATACGACGTGGACTTGCGCTCAAAGTCCGACGCTCAGATGGCAGAAGCCATTATCAGAGCTGAGTACATTCGTCTCACTGGTGACAAGTATATCAAGCCTGCGGAGATTGCGCAGGGAACAACCTACCGCTTTAAGACACCGAGCTTTGTTAAGTTCCAAACGCCGTACCTGAACTCGCTGCTGAAGCTGGTGCAGGACGCGCATTACGTTGTGGGCACATACGAGGGCGGCATCCTCAACCCTCCAGAGTTCACCGGTCTTAAATTAAAGATTGCAGATGGTGAGTACGCATTCGGTATCGGAGGCTTGCACAGTAAAGAGAGCAACGTCGGATATGTTGAGGACGACGAATACTTTATTGCAGACACTGACGCAACTTCGTATTACCCGACTCTGATCCTTAATGCGGGTCTAACCCCTACCAACATGGGGCAGATCTTTCTTAAGATCTACCGTACGATTTACGAGACACGTATTGCGGCGAAGAAGACAGATCCTATCACCGCGCAGTGCTTAAAGATTGTTCTTAACGGCTCGTTCGGAAAGCTGGCAAACATGTTCTCGGTCATGTACGCACCGAACCTAATGATGCAAGTTACGCTGACGGGTCAGCTGTCCCTGCTGATGCTCATCGAGCGCTTCGAGCTTGCAGGCATTAAGGTTATCAACGCGAACACTGACGGCGTCGTTGTCCGTTGCAAGCGCAGCATGCGCGCACAGTTCGACGCAATTGTCAAGCAGTGGGGTAAGGAGACAGGATTCGGAACCGAAGAAACCCGTTACAAGTCCTATCTCGCAAAGGACGTGAACAACTACATTGCAACGTACACTGAACCTGACAAAGGCAATTGGTTCAAGACCAAAGGTCTGTACGCTAAGACTTCTTCGATGAAGAACGCGGTCAACGAGATTTGCGTCAAGGCGATTAAGGACTACTTCGAGCACGGTACGTCTATTGCCCACACAATCCGCTCGTGCGACCAAGTGTCGATGTTCACAACCATGCGCGAGCTGGCAAAGGGCGGCGGTGGCGTTTACATGAAAGATGAGAAGTGCTACGAGTTCCTTGGCAAGACCGTTCGCTGGTATTACTCGACCCAAGCCAGCGGTCAGATTGTTATGGCAAATTCGGGCAACAAAGTCCCTCGCTCGGACGGGGCCGTTCCTTGCATGAACCTGCCTAACGGAATGCCTGAAGACTTGGACTATGAATGGTACATCAACGAGTCGTACTCCATTCTGGAAAAAGTGGGTCAGTCTACGCCACAGCTTGTTGAATAATGTTATACTAATATGCTGTGCATGGGGGTGTGCAATGACTATTCTAGAGTTGAAAGACAGATATCCGAACCACAGCACCCATCAGGACGAAGTATTTGGCGTCCCTGTATTGGTGCTCTACACGATTTACGCAGCAACCGACCCTACGTGGCCGGAGCTGTACATTGAAGATATGATGATTTACACAGCGGAGGGAATCCAAGCAGATTGGGTGCCGGACACTGAGGTAAAGCGGATAGAAGACAACATTTTTGCCGCACGCGGCAAGCGTTACGGGGGTTAGCTGGGGAGGTGTGTTAGGGGTGCGCTATTGCGCAGCGGGCGCACCCCTTGCCGTGCGTTTACTGGGGGTTGCGTTGCACAACCAGCACGGGCGTGAAGTCCACGTAGAACGTGTCGCCGACCTTGTACTTTCCGACCAGTTCCGGATTACAGATCGACATGTGCAGATCTGCGGACGGGCTGAACTTGGAGAACGTGTTGTTCTCGTCCAGGCCATCTGCGCCGTAGCCGTCCGACTTGCAGACGGCACGGAAGCTCACACGATCGCTTTCGCCGTTCGACACGACGTTGCTGACAACCAGCTTTGCGCGCATTGGGGTGCTCATGCCCACACCTTACGCGTTGTTCTGCAGAGCCGGCGCCGGGACGGCGGCGTTCGTAGCAGACGTGGTTGCCGGGATGGTCAGCGGAGCGGTCTTCATACTGGCGCACACGGCCGCGACGGCAGCATTCAGCAGCGGCAGGGTTTCGGTCAGCTTGTTGTCCTGCCCGGCAGTTGCAGCTTGTGCTTCTTGCAGGATGGTCTGGAACAGTTGCAGCTTGTCCGGACCGGACATCTTGGACGGACCAGCGTTCGAGACAGCTTCGACTTGTGCAACGATCGGTTGTACGAACTGGATTGCTTTGATCGTGTTCAGCAGACCGGCATTGCTGACGGCTGGGTCGTTCTGCGAACGAGCGATTGCCAGGATCGGTAGCAGGTTGCTGGCCAGGGCCAGGTAGGGGGTAGCGCTCACGAAGAACGACAGCAGAGTTGCAAACATTTCATTTCTCCTAGTTGATTGAGGTGGCGCTATTGCGCCGCCGACTTTGGGCTGCGGTCTGCGGCGTGATAACCGAACAACGCACCCAGCGAGGCCTGGATAAAGGCGATCAGTGCATCCGCTCCTGGAACCTTGTAGACAACGAGAGCGATCCACGTAGCGAACAGAACCAGTCCAACGAACAGCTTAACGTAGAGTGTGGGCATAGTCAATCCTTTCTTAGTATCATGCAAGAACACCGCCGGCCTTGACGAATGCGTTACGCAGGTCCGCAATCGGATTCATTCGCTGGCCAGGATAGTTTGCACCGGGCAAGGAGGCCCAGCGGCTCTTACACTTGAAGATAGCAACGTCGAAGCGGCCTGCCTCAATGTCGGCAATAGCTCCGCACTCTTTGATAAGTTGGTTTGCAATTGCGTCTTGCGAGGCAGGGGAGAAATCAGGCAGGTTCAGCTGAATCTTATAATGGTCGAAGATTGCTCGCATGATCTGGTAACGACCAGCAGCAGAGCTTGGAATGATATTCCCGTTCTTTTGCTTGACCTGCACGATGATATGCGGATGGTCGGCGTAGCCTTTGAACGTTACTACGTTGTCTGGCGTGCTGCCCACAAGTACGTTGTAGCCATTGTCGGACTTGGAAAGGATGATTAAACCAAGTTCGCTGAATGCAATGGTGTCACGAAAGGCTTTAAGATTTGGGCTCACTTTGTTGCTCCATAAGTCTGATATGTGCTTCACGCTCACGGACTTCGAGATCAGCCAGGCGCTGCTCGCGTTTGTTCTTGTGATAGGTATAGTACGCGTTGAGCGCGAATGTGAGGAGTGCCGTCACAATGCCCACAATCACGCCGACTTGGGTCAAGGTCAGAGAGGCGCCAACTGCTGTTGCGCCACCTGCGTAGCTGCTGAGTTCGGTAGTGGACATTTTGCTGAGGTTCATGTTATGCTTTCTTGACGTACTGGATGACATGGTTAGACTCCAGGAGAGTTTTGACAACTGCACTCGGGGTCGCCTTGTCGCCCAGGTCTATGCCCGACAGTCGACGTGCTTCGATGGCTAGCTTTGCGCACTCTTCAACACGAGTGTCACCAATCTTGGCTTTCTTGAAGTATGCAAGGATTGCTTCCAGTTTGGAGTAGGGCGTTACGCCAACCTTGGACATCAGGAACTCCAACTCCGCTTCGGTGTAGTCAACACCAATCGGAATGTGATAGAAACCTTTGTCTGCAAGATTCGACAGAGGGAGGATGCGCACAACTGGTTCAACGCTCTCGATGAGGAACACTCGACCAGCAAAGACCCATGCGAGGGCAATGTGGGAATACTCACTCTCCGTGAACATGCGAACAGCTTGGATCTGGAGATCGTACCACGAACCCCATTGATCGTGTGATAGTGCGATTACGTCACCAGACTTAATCTGGTCCCTCGCCAGGCTGTAGTCCATACACCCTCCGGAAAGTAAAAGACCCCGCAAGCGCTAAGTGTTACACACAACGCAAGCAGGGTCAACAATTTTGTAGTCCTCAAGGCCTTTGGACTATAGCCTTTTACCTACAGAGTTGCAGCGTAAGTAAACAGACTGTCCAGTCCAGCAGCGTCGAGTCCGATTGCTGTGCCGATTTGAATCACCAGCGGACGCGAACGTTCGAACTCCAAAGAGTCCTCCCATTCGATCTTAGCCAAGCCTTGTTGCGTCGGATCGGCGATTGCAGCAATTGCTGGATCAACTTTGTCCAGCAACCCTTTAATCAGCAACGCTTGTCGGGCTTGTCGACGCGTTACGGTTTGGGGGACGAATGCTTGCGCGGTCGCTCGCATCGAGTCCAGTTCAGCTGCTTCTTCCGGCGTGGCGTCTCGCACTTGGCCGTCTACCAATAATTGATAGGTCATTGCAATATCTCCTTAGCTATTTTTGAGACCGTAGATACGAACCGTGCCGTTCGTAAATGCGCCGGACGCAGGTGCAAGCCTGAAACCGGATACTGCATTTGACCCCGTATAAGCACCGGCTTTGGCACAAGTCGTCCCATTTGAAGAGCCAACCAATGAGACAACTTTAGACGTTGTTGTTGAATTTACGTTCAAGACCCGAAATGTGCCTGCTAAGGCAAGCGTCCCGGCGGTTGGAATTACAACTGGGAACGTAAAAGAGGTTTGACCATTGGTGTAGGCTCCACCGTCAGCAACTGGGGCTGTGTACACTGCTGTCAGGTCCAGAGACCCCGCCTTGCACATGTACATAAGAAGATTGCCCTGCGCGGTGACCACAAGCCCTTCAACTTCGATCACATAAGTGTCGTAAGCAGATGTGAATACATTGAAGTAGTCGATGCTTGCTACCTGCGCACCGACGGTGGTTTGTGCGAGCAACTGCAAAGACCCGGTCCCCGCACTTCCTACATCTCCGGTGCGCTGGAAGAACATGACAAACATTTCGTTTGCCGAAAAATACAGAGTGGCCGACGCGCTAATGAAGCTCACGCCGATATCGAACCAGCCGTTGTTATTGGTAACTGACAGTACTCGGAATAGTACGTAACGACTGCCGTCAACAGAGCTGAGGCGAATAGTGCCTTTTACGGTAGACGTAGATTCGCCCATGCTGTTGAGCCAGGACGTGCAGGCATTGCCCGCAGCGGTGTTAGCGCTGATGGACAGGTTCGCAACGCTGCCGAACGCCGCATTGTCAGCAGACAGATAGCCGCTCGCTGGAGCCCCAACTGTCGTGCTGGTGCTGAACTTGAACGGCAGTGCGTACGCCCCTCCCGCTGCAACAGAGTTCATGTTAGCAGCGAGTGAGTTTGCGTCGTTAACAAACTGAGGCAGCGCAGCAAGGAATGCGTTCATGGCAGACACGTAGTCTGCCGGGGCCATGTTGCGCGACGGTGATGTGGGCAGGAGTCCGATAGTCATTATGTCAAGCTCTCAATTTCAATGTGGAGGGTTGAGTGCTCGACATAGTCCGCACCCATCGAATAATCTTTAAAGAAGCCGTATTGAAACGACGCAATTACACTTTCGTCACCAATGTAGACAACAGGCGTTGCACGCAAGCTGTTCAAAAGGTTGATCAGATTGCTCATCGCTGCGCGATCAACAAACGCTGTGAGCGTCATGGTTTTAGCGTACGGGCGCTCTTGCAAGTTAGTATAACCGAATTCGTCCTTGGTTTTCAAGGAGTAATCCTGAATACCAATTGACATTCCCGATTGAGTTGGTCCGAACTCCTTGGACTGCCCGACGATACACAAACCGCACGCTGGAGATCCGTAAGGATCAATAAGCGAAACCGACAACGTGGCGCTAGCGTACGGCGGAATACCGTCAAACATTACGTCCGTCATGCGGACAATGGGCTCAAAGCAATATTCGTATGGATCAGCACTGTCGAGGTCTTGCACCATTGTGACGGTCTGATCGTACACAATACCGTCAACAGGGTCGATAATAGCCACTCGAATAGCTTGGGCATTTGCATTCTGAATCACAAGGCTGTCCGCAAACATCGTGCTCGGCGTCTGAAACGCGAAGTTGAGCTCGTAGCTGTTGACAGACTGACTTTCAACCGACTGGTCGAACGCGCCGTACTTGTTCGTCGGTCCAGCGTCTAACCACACAGTGCTAGTGGATGACGGGGTCTGGTTTAAGTTAGCGGAGTGCCTGGCAACAACGCCTCCGATTGTTCCAAAAGCTGAAGCGGAAACGATTGCAACCCCGTTGACAGTTGTAGATACCTGGAAGGTGTTTGCGGTCGTGCTCTGAACATAGTAGACAACGCCTGCAACAAGGCCTGTCGGCACAGCGCCTGACACAAACACAACCGGCTCGTTGAGGGCCGCACCATGCGCGTTCCAGTTCACAACAATGGGCGATCCGCTAGCTGCCGTGCTGACGGAAACGCTGGAGGATGCGCCGGTGTTTGACTGGTAAATCCTGTGGTTGACCACAACACGATCACCGATCACATAAGGATTGGTGGAGCTCCAGTTGGGCGCATCGTTCTCAGCAAGCAAGGTGATGAGATTGTTACCAACCCCGTCAGCAGCGCGAGTTGCCGCTGCTCCAACTGTTTTGATATAGGAAGTAGCAACGGGGCCGTTTTCAAGTTGCGCACCCCAAAGGTAGACACCAACGCCCGGAGCAGAAGCACCCATCGCCAGATTGAGCCAGTATCCACCAAAATTAGACGTCAGTGTGACGCCAGGAGTAAATGTCAAAGAACAACGATACCAACCATTGCCAACGAAGCTGATTGCCGCTGAAATGCCGATGCTAACGCTCGATACCGTTCCGTTCACAAGATTAAAGATAGCTTGCGCTCCGCCGTTACTTGTTGGAAGCGACAAGACTGTTGAAATGGTTGCAACAAAGACGCTAGCGTCGGATGCTTTCGCATAGACCGATGCCGTGTATTGTTGACCGGCAGTATAAGAACCAGCGGCTTTCAAAGATTGCTCCGATGCGCCGTTGTTGCAGAACTTATCAGCCGTTAGTGTGCCGTCAGGGGCGGTAGCTGCATTGGGCGTCACCGTAGCTTGAAATGTAGTCCAAGCCCCGGCAGATGTATTATCAAGTTGCTCAGAATAAAGGAGCTGGTTCGTTGCTGCCTGTTCAAGCAGCAAGATCGGAGGGTTGGCGGTATTCAACGGGTCGTACGAAAAGCGTGGGGTATCGTTGCCCACACTGACGAGCGTACCCGTCTTATCCCACATGCTGGCGGACGAAGGGCGGCTGAACGGTGTGCCGCCTTCTGCAAATTGATACGGACGAATGATTTTCATATTACACGCCTTGAGTCAGGTCTCGAGCTGCCGGCATACCGTTGCCGTCCCACTTGCGCAGACGGTTCGCGGTGACTGCGGTATCGCGCTGCATTGCAACCATACCTGCTTTGTTCTCTTGACGGAAGCTTGCCATTTCTTTTTGCAAGGATGCAATTGCCGTCACCACTTGCATGCTACTTGCCGCATTGTTGCTCACAGCCGAACGCAGGGCGCGATTGTCCGCTTTCGGGATGACCGCCTCACCTTCGTGCAGCTTGGCCACCATATTGTACGGAACGTTGTTCGTACCGACGTCGAAGGAGTGCAGGCCCTTGTATTCCGTGCTTCCCATAATGCTAGCACGAATTTGGTCGATCGAGCCTCCGCTGTTTAAATAATATTGCAGACCTGCTGCATCCGCACTACGACCCAGCAAGCCTTGATACAAGCTTTGGATTTGCGCTTCCGGCGAATTCTTGATGCTATTAACGATATCGTTAATCGAATTGCCGTTGGTCAGCGACTGCTGGTAGTACGTCATGCCAGCAGCGTCCGGCGCACGACCCAGCGAGGTCTGGTATGCGTTGTTAATCTGTTGCGTACCCGAAATCAGTGCGTTCCCGTTAGCACCTTGGATTGCCAGCAGGACACCGTGCATTGCCTGGTCAATCGAGAGCAGGGACGTCGACTGCCCCTTCATCTCTGTAATCTGGTCTTGAGCGTTATTCACCAGATTGTCCAACGCGTCTGACTGTGCTTGGTAAGCGTCGTCAGCAGCGGTCTTCTGCGCGTTCAGAGCGTCCAGCATTTTCTGCTGCACGTCCTCGCCGCTGCCGGTGGCGTTCTTCAAGATGGACAGAGTGTTGCGCGCGCTGTACAGGTCTTGCAGGTACGAGAAACGGCTCGAGTAGTTCGCTGTCTGCGGACCCTGCGAGATCGTATTCAGCGAGTCCTTCATGCTGTCCAGTGTGGGCAAACCGCCGCCAGCTTGTGCAGTCCCAAGAGCTTTTTCCAGCATACCCTTGGCACCCTGCCACAGCGCTCCGCTGGTGCTTGGGTCTTTCAGGCTATCCAGTGCAGACGAGAAAGCATCAGCTAAGGACTTAGCGGTATCCAGAGCGGTCTGCTGCGAGGTAATTTGCTGGTCAAGCAGTTTGCTCTGAGCGTCGTGCGCTTTGGTGAGAGCATCTTTTTGCTTGTTGACCACACTCTGGAGGACGTTGAAAGCGTCGTCCACATTGCTGCTCAGTGCTGTCGAAGCGTCTTTCAGCGCCTGGATTGCTTGGACTTGGTCGAACAGGGCCTTGTTGCTGTCATCCAAGGCGTTACGCTGCTTCTGGAGCAATTGCGTCGAGGTCATGGTCAACTGGTCGAGCTGGTCCTGCAAGCTCTTACGCTCGTTGGCAATGTCCTGAACCGACTTGGTTGCATCGTCGAGCGCAGGGGTGACAGTTGCGAAAGCGCTGGACAGTTGCATCAGCGAGACGAACAGTTGCTGATCCGAAGTCTTGGTAAGGTCCAAGCTGCTAATCTCTGCTGCAAACTGAGCGCGCGTGGTGATACTCGACAGTCCAAGTGCGCCCATCGCATCGCTAACGGCTTTCAGAGTCGGTGCGAGCTGCTGGGCGTTCGTCAGGAAGTTCGAAGCATAATTCTGCGTGTAGCTTTGCAGGTTGCTCGAACCGCCCGCAAGGTTCACCAGGCTTTCACGTACAGCGTCCGAGCTCAAGCCTGAGCCACCGAAAGCTTGTTGCACAGTCTTGCCCAGCAGACCAGCGATGTTGTTGGTCAGCGTAAACGTTGCGTTCAGGCGCGTCAAAGTCTGCGAAGCAGTTTCACCGGCTTGCGCAAAGCTGCTGATATTCGGGATCAGCTTGGTTGCCATGTCGTCGCCAACCGACGTGAAGAAGGTGGTAATAGCAGTTGCATTCTGCTGAGCAATTTGCTGGTTCTCTTGGACGATCTGCGCTTGCTGAGCAGCATCACCAGTCACCTGCTTCAACGGGGTGAGCAGGATATCAAAGCTCTTGCTGTAGTTGTTCAGTGCTTCGTTGCCCACACCAAGGACTTGCGCCAGGTTAGTGACCGTCGATTTCATCGTGGTTAAACCAGTGCCCAGGCTGTTGGTCTGGTCTGCGGTCAGCGCGCTGCTGTCTTCGCCACTCTTGTTGCTGCGGAACCAGCCTCCGGACTGAGTCCAGTCGCTATAGTTCGAACCAGTAACGCCCGAGTCGGAAATCGTACCTTTGATGCCTGTTTCGGTGACATTCTTGTTACCCATGCCAAACGCACGGTTTAGCAGACCGCCGACAGTACCGCCCAGGAACGAACCGATAGCAGCCCCGATTGGACCAGCCATCGCCGTGCCGATTGCGGCACCAGCAGCTTCACTAGTATTAACGGTTGACTCGCTACCGTACTGACCAGAAATGGCACCGCCGATCATGTGGCCACCCAGCGCGCCTGCACCGAGGGCAAGATACGGAGCAATGGCCGCACCTGCGCCGATGGAGCTTGAGATACCCGTCATCCCTGCGTCAGCGTAAGCGCCGGCAGCGGCTGCGGACTGCTCGGCAGTCATGGACATGCCGGAACCGAACGCCGCAAGGTTGGAGGAACCAAGTAGATTACCCGCCTGTGTGACGAGCGAACCGACTCCACCAACCATCCCGGTAAGGCCGGAGGAGATAAATTTATACGCGCTGGCAGCAGCGTTAGCAGCCCCAAGGTAGCTACCCATGCCCCCAGCAGCGTCCGCACCGGCAACACCCCCTGCCTGCGTTGCAGTGGGGTTTAAAATGCTGCTAATACTCCCAGCTACCGGCGCAATGATCGGTTGCAGGATCAGCTTAGCAAAAGCCAGCTCCATATCGCGGATAAGCTTCTTCCAACCGCGACCGCCACCGTCAATAATTGCGCTAGCAATGTCGTTTTCCAGCTTCTTATTTTGGTCTGCCCACAACTTATCCGCAGCCGCCTGGGCTTCAAGTTGTGCGCCAGTGCCTTCGAGGTCTTTCTTCTCCCGCAGCTTCGCAATGATTGCATTCAGTTTCTCAATACGTGCGTCAGCCTGGGCTTGCTCAACAGCACCCAATTGTTCATTGTCAACTTTGGATTGCTCCAGCACAAGTTGAATCTGCGCCTGGATCAACGCTTCGTCGTCGAGCTGAGCAAGTGCGAGTTTCTTCTCCTCAGCGGTCTTGCCAACCTCGGCATTGTACTTCTTCAGATTGTCAATCTGCGTCTGGAGCTTATTGAGTTCCTTATCGTCGACAAGGCTAACTTCCTTAACGCCTTTGCCGATAATAGCCTGTTGATCTTTTTGCTTTGCGTCGTTGATTTCGGCAGCGGCAAGTTCGTAGGCGCGCTTAACATCGTTAATACGTTTAACCGTCTCTTCCGCGTCGGTTTTGTTCTTCGGCTTGTAAGATTCGAGAGTGGCGAGCTTAGCTGCTTCCATGTCCTGCGCAGCTTTAAGCTCGCGGTTATACGAATCCGTAACGGCATCGTATTCGCTCTGACGGCTGGTGATATGCTGGTCAGCATACTCCTTGGCCATCTTAATCTGGTTATCTGCAGCTTCTTGGGCAAGTTTGTACGATTGTTCATCAGCATTTAGCTGATTTATCAATTCCTGCTTACGCCCGTCGCTAATCGTTTGGCGAGTTTTGTCGGTGTGCGCCTTGATGATAGCTTGCACGCGATCAGCTTCGTACTGAACATTCTTTGGATCTTCCAAGTATGTTGGATCAGCAGCAACAATTTCAGCTTTCTGCTTTGCATTGCGGTCCAGCGCATCTTGCAGTTCAGTCTGCGTCTTTTTCATCAGACGCACGTCTTCAATCGCGCGCGCTTCGAGGTTGTGCTTGGCAACAGCAGCTTTTTGTTCTTTATCTGCTTGATCGGCAGCTTTTTGGTTGTAGTTCGAGATTTCCTGCTCGAGCGCGTAGTAAGCTTGCAGACGATACTTGTTCGTCTGCGACATGTGAGCTTCGTCGGTCTTCAGCGAGCCGTCTGCATTCTTTTCGAGCTGATTGAGCAGCGTCTTTTCTTGGTTTGCAAACGTGTCTTTCTTGCCGATGTCAGCAATAGCTTGAATGGTTCCTTTAATAGCACGCGTAACACCATTCCAGGCTTGCTCGACCCATCCAATATACTCTTCGGCGTTCTTTGCCTCTTTCTGAGTCTCTTCACCAAACAGTTTGATAGCCAGCGCGGAAGCTTCGCGCACCTGACCTTCTTTCTCAAGTTGGATAATGTGCTGCATTTGCTGCACGGTCAAGAAGTGATACTGTTCATCCAGCTTCTCAACGGCTTTGCTGACTTGCAACATACCAGCAGCCCCCGATGTCGTACTACGTACAACGAGGGTTTCGAATTCTTTAATCGTGGTATTGACATCTTGACCAAATGCGTGTGATAGGTCCGCAGCGGACTGCGTAATCATATCCACTTGGTCCTTGGTGAACTTGCCGCTGGACGTCAGTAAAGCAGCAGCTTTGTACGCCTCGGTGTACTCACCATGTACTTTGCCCACACTCTGCGCCAGGGCTTCCAGGCTCTGCGTGGTCTCGCCGGAGTAACCGTTAGTGCGGTTAATTGCATCGTTGAACTCTTTGGTCTGTTTGTAGCCGCGCTCCATCTCGTAGCCAACAAAGCCGATAGCAGCAGCCAAGCTGAGCGCCGTACCCATCATTGCGCCCATGCCGATACCAGCAGAGGTTAGGTACTCCCCCATCACCATGAGCGAGCCAGGCATACGGGTGAAACGACCCTGGAGCGCTTCGTGTGCGAGCACTAGGGCTTCGGTGCGCACTCGGTTATTACTTAACGCATCACCCCAACCCTTGGCTTTGGGCGTAGCTTCATCAAGCGTCTTGCTGTGCTTGCTCAAGCTATCGTTGTACTGTTTGATAAGTGCGTCGAGGTTGGGCAGGTCTTTAAAAGCAGCAGAACTGAAGGTATCCTCGGTTGTCTTCTGGCTAATCTTTGGATTGTCGATATACTGCTGAAGCATTTGCAGTTGGGTAATACGAGTCTTGACAGACAACATATTCCAACGAATTTCATCTTCAGCTTGCTTTTCAGCCAGTGCAGCAGCGTCCTTTGCCATCTGCTCGCGAATGCGAAGCCCCTCCACTCGGTTCTCATTCAGAGTGCGAATCTTGAATGCGTTAAAGATGGTCTGGTTGCGCTGCATCTCTTCCTGAGCAGCTTTCTCAGCATCCGCTGCTGCTTTAGCGGCAGCTGTAGTTTCGCGAATGCGCTGTGCGTTCAAGGCGGTGCGCGCAGACTCCTCCTTAGCAGCTTGTTCGTTAGTTTCGCGGATACGTTGTGCGTTAAGGGAGGTCTGCGCGGACTCCTCCAATGCCTTTTGATCGTTTACAGCCCGGATGCGCTGCGCATTGAGTGCAGCCATTGCCGACTCTTCCGCAGCAGCTTGTTCGTTCAGCATACGGATACGCTGCGCGTTCAATGCGGTTTGAGCGGATTCTTCCAAACGAGCTTGATCGTTCAAGGCACGAACACGTTGAGCATTCAACGACGTTGTTGCCGATTCTTCCAAAGCTGCCTGGTCGTTAAGTGCACGCACACGCTGGGCGTTCAGAGCGGTCATTGCAGACTCTTCGAGCGTTGCTTGATCGTTCAATGCACGCGTGCGCTGCGCATTCAGAGAGGTGCTTGCCGACTCCTCCATTGCGGCCTGATCCGAAAGCGCCCGTTTGCGCTGAGCATTGAGTGCAACGGAGGAAGATTCTTCAAGCGCAGCTTGTTCGCTAAGCGAACGAATCCGTTGCGCATTGAGAGCAGTAGCGCTTGCTGTCTCCCAATCCAAACGCGCCTTTTCGATCTCCGCAACTTCTTTGATAACCACACCATATTGCGCAGTCGCGTCCCGCATTGATTTCATCTGCGAGATATAGACTTCAGCTTCTTGGCTCACTCCGAGCTGAGCAGCTTTATAACGCTGGAGCTCGTCTGTGGTCATATTGAACGTTGCAACCATCTGGTCTAGTTGTGCCAGATAGCGAGTGCCTTGGTCGTAGCGTTCTTGCGCGATTTCGAGCGCGAGTTTATTTGCCTGATGCTGCGCAAGCTGTGCGTCGGTCAGGTTCTTGGTGGATCCGCGCGTCGCTTCGTATTGCGCAGCAGCCTTCTCGAGTGCAGATTCTAGACCTGCAACCGAAGACATGGTCTTGACAGAAACGGTCGCAAGGTTGTCAGCTGACTTTGCAACACCGTCGAGAATACCGGGGGCTTCCTTGCCGCCCGGTACAGCAACGTTAATAGCAAGGCCTTCAACTTGAGTGTTACCACCCGAACCACCAGTATCGTCCATTGCCATGTCTATTCCTTTGTGTTGCAGTAATCCCTGTAAGCATCGTCAATCTCAACAATGCATTGCCGTTCAAATGGTGTAATGCCTATTTCGAAACCGTCCGACCATGCACTAATTGCTTCGTGCGTAATTGGATTGAATCCCATACCGCTGTTGGTACGTCTTGCGTCTAGCTCTCTGAACCATGCCCACACATATGCAAGTTCATGTGGGCATCTTACTTCTTCCGGCGCCTCGTCGAATGTCTTATCAGTTACGATAAGTGAAGCGAGCGGACTAGCTTTCGCTTTTTCGACGTGCTGTGAAACCGTAGCACCGTCCTTAGTCCGCCCGCTCCAGTAAAACCGACACTTCGCGTAAGCGATTAGCCGTTCGACGAGACGGGCATAAAATTTGCCTGCTTTTCGAGAGCGGCCAGGATGCGAGCTTGCCAGTCAGGCATCACCTGGAAGATGTTCGGCAGTTGCGACTTGTCGAACGGTACTTCGTTGCCGTCGGCGCCGAAGCCGTACCAGCCGGTGACAACCGAGCAAGCGGTGCGCAGTTGCTGTTCGTCGATGCTGTCGACGACGGTTTGCGCGCCTTCGGCGGTCTTGGTGTCGATTTCTTCCGAGCGGTTGGCCGCGCGCTGCATACCGTCGATGCGCAGCTCACGTTGGCCGCTGCGGTACTCGGGGCTGTTTTTGCCGACGATGGTGAAACCGGCGTACGGTTTGCCTTCTGCGTCGAACAGGACATCGCAGTTGAAGGTCGCGCCCGGCAGAGTTTTGAGGGCGCCCAGATCGAACAGGATTTTTTGTGCTTGGTTCATGATATTTTCCGTTATTGTGATACTAGTTTAAAAAGCCCTCCGGGAGCTACCCGGAGGGAAAAGCACAGGCCGGTCCAATCAGCCTGAAGGGGAGACAGCTGATTACTGGTACTGGCTGTCTTGAATTGCGATGGTCGACGCGTGAGCGTTGGTGCCGGTGCCGCCGTTCGCGCTGTTTTCCAGTGCGGTGAACGACATCGTTTGAACCAGGCTCTTGTTGCCGTCGTCCTTGTCGGCGGTCGAGTACTTGCAGCGCGCGAAGCTGTAAGCTTTGAAGTCCGCGGTGCCGGTGTTGTTCGAGGTGAACACGGCGTACATCGAGAACTCGGTCTCGTTGACGAACATGTCGCGCAGGGTGGCATCCTGGAACAGCACGGTCACTTGACCGTCCACGGTGATGCTGCCCGGGAAGATGTCCGGGTCGACGTTCGAGCCCACGACGCCGCCGATGGTGGTATGGTTGCCCTTGACCGAGAAGTTCAGACCGGTAATCAGCGCAACGGGCGTTCCGTTGACGTACAGCAGGCCGTTCGAGGAAGCCAGCACGGCGCCGGTCGACGCGGCTGCGGGGGACAGGAAGTACGACGAACCAGCGGCCGAGTAGTCGGTCGTCTGCATGTCCAGGCCCTTGAACGCGAAGTCGCAGGTGGCAATGCCCGAACCAGGCAACTTGACGTCCATCTGCGTGACCACACAGTCGCTGAACTGCTCGGACTGCTTCACGTCCGAATAGTCGTGTTCGAAGGTGTAGTAGTCACGGTTCTGGCCGGTCTGCGGGATCGAGATGTGTTTGCCGACTTCGGAAATGGTGACGTTGTCGCCGGCGATTTTGGTCGGGACAACCACGCCGTCCATGCGCACGAAAGTCATCACGGTTGCGCTCAGGCCGACGATGAACAGGTTGATGCCGTTCAGGGTGTTTGCCGGAGCGGTCCAGCCGGTCGCGCGTACGACCATGCCCAGCTTGAAGCCGTCGGTCAGGAACGAACCAGCACTGCGGGTCATCGTGCCGCTGGCGCCGGTGGTGCTTGCCGAAGCGATGGTGGCTTGTGCGCCGGTGGAGACAGCAACGACAGCCAGGCCGCGCAGCAGCGACTCTTCGAACTGCTGGTAGGTGCCCACACTGATCTCGCCGCTGATGGTGCCTTCGGCCGATCGCACGCCGTGACGGAAGTCAGCGACCTGCTGCGACGGACGCAGTTCGGTCGAGCTGTAGGTGGCTTTTTTCAGCGACAGGTTCGAGGACACGCGGCGCAGGTAACGCGCGCTGCCCGCTGCGCCGGACGGAGCTTTGACGCCCAGGCCGGTTTGTTTCTTGTAGGATAGGAGTTTGGCTACGCCGACTGCGATCGTCATGATCGTTCCTTTCAGAGGTAAATATTAGCGTAAAATGGAACCCGAACAACGACGATGTACTGTTCGTCTGTCGGTACGCCTTCTAAGATTTGTGCCACTTTGTTAAACTGGACCGTTACGTCGTCCTTAACAACGGACGTCCCTTTTTTGAAGGTATTGCGAATCAGCTCCGCCCTCGACGTAGCTGGCCCATCCCCCTGAAGGAGCGGGTAATACAAGGTCACTTGCAGGAAGCCGATTTCTTGATAGTAATCGCTCCCAACCGTAGGTTCGGACGGTTGGGAGAATACCACATTAACCTTCTGCCACGGAACTCTGTTATCAGGATCGAACGTCACGTTCGGCCAAGCCGTCGGCAAAGACGGCGACATTGCGTTAATCGCCGTATGCAGAGCTGACTTGATTTTTACCTGTGACATCTCCAACTCCAGAATGATACTTCGCGATTGCTTCCTGAATAATCTGTGGGAACTCCAACCTTACGCGCCCAACCATTCCCCCCGGTGGCACTTGGTGCGAATGGTAGCCTAGCTCCAACTTCTGAGCATACGGCGTATTGTTCACGAAGTAATAGTCGTGATAAGCAGGCCAACGAGGAATCTTTGTCAAGCTCCTTGTCGACGTGCTTGCACTAGCGTCAGGCGTATTCGTCAACATCCCTGTGGGGAACTGGTCAACTCCAAGTTGCCAATTGTTGATGAATAAACCCGGTACGTAATTCTTATGCAACGCCCTCCGCACAGATTCTTTCGACCACAAACTCGGATCGCCCACAGCCGAATACATCTGCAACCGTACACCGATCTCCAACAGAGCATACTTCGTGCAAGTGTGAATCCCCTGTTTGCTTCGGCTCACGAAGGCAAAGATACCTTCCATTGCCGCAGTGTTGATCCCGTACTTGCTCATCGGTACAGCACTACTAAATAGAACAGAACCACGTCGCCGGGTGCAGTTTCCTGCACATCGTCGACTGTGTACTCTACGTCGCCGATTACAATTTTGTCATTCGGTTTAGGCCTCGGACCCATGCCGTCAATGTAAATCCACTTCTGACCGTCTTCGATCAGAGTGTCTTTCTTCATGTTCGTGCCGTACTGAGGTCCGATCCTTTTACCAGGCTGGTCGGTAACAAGACCCTTGACGACAGTCTCAACGGGCTGGGACGTTGGAGCGCTTACGGTCAAGCTGGTAGGGTCGTAGGTTGCTGCTCCGTACGGAAACTGGCGCAAGGTAACATCTCGCCCGTAGCTGGCGATCTGCTTTACTACAACTTGCGCGATCCGAGTATAGTCCATGCCCACACCTTACAGAATACAGGCATGGTAGCATGGAAGTTTGGGCAAAGCAAGCTCTTTTAAGTGCGTGTCAGTTTGACAGTCGCACCCACGCCGCCGTTTGCAAGCAGCGGTGAAAGAATTGCGTCGACTTGCGCATAACGGATGTATTGAGGCGAGCTCGGGTCGTACTTGACCGTGATCGGACCAACCGTCTCGGTTAAGATGCGCGGCTCAAGGTCGGCAAGCAGCGGACCAGACGCAGCACGCAAGGCCAGTTCGCAACAAGCGTTCTTCACCTCGTTCGGAACAACGGTATAAGGGATCACGTATTTATAACCGTACCCGTAACCGATTTGAGTGCTGAATGGATTCTGCGCATCGTCCGGCGTCACGCCGACGCGCGGCCAGTCCAACGCTTGCTGATAGCGAGTTTTAGCACCCTTCCAACGACCGCGATACCGACCGAGCATGAAGTCAGTGGCACGGCGGAGGGCCTGTTCTTTGCTCGCTACGTCAAGGCCTGTCCATGCCGTCATGCCCCTGTTGTAGTGGTACAAGTCCGCGTCTTCAACAGTGACGTAAGACTCAGCACCGGCCACAACACTGCCGTCTTCAACGATGAGGCTCATACTTTACCCTTCAAAGGATAATTGGGGACGACGCCTTTCAATGGGTAAGGCCCCGCGCTGGGCTGCGGGAGCACAGTTTGAGCGGGCGCAGTTACGGGAGCAGCTTGCTCTTTCAGCAACCGCTCCTTCTGGATCTTAACCAGCATGGTGGCGTCAATCTGGTCCATGTTAGTCCTGCACGGGCTTGACCCAAATGGTCTTGTCGAACTGGTCCCCGTTAGCGCATACCGTACGCAGAGTAATGAACGCGTCGTCCGTGTAAGTTCCGCTTCCGACAACCGGACCAGAAAACTTCACTTTGATCAGCAAATTGCCGGGAGTCTGCACGGTCGGACCAGCGAGTACCGTAATGCGCGAATCGCTCACAATTGCTGTGCAAGTCGACGCCGTGGTGTTGTTCAGCGTCAGTTCGGAGGTCATGTCAGCAACGTAAGTCCACTGATTGTCAGGGTCTTTGTCGACATACCAACGATCCCTTGCGGTGTCGTAATACGGGTTACGGTTGATCGTCATGATAGTCCTTAGTTAAACGGGATGGTACGGTTAGTACCATCAAAGCTGATAACACGGCCGGTTCCTTCGAAGCTGACAACACGGCTGTTACCAGCAAACGTGATCCAGCGAATCTTCGGAATCTGACTTGCGTCAATAGTGACCGGCGGAGGGCCCTGAACAGCAGGGCTGCTCAGAAGTCTCGAACCGGCTGTAGATACGTTAAGGTTGCGTAACATTTAGTTCGCCGTCCCAGCCTGATAAAACACAGCGTCGTCGGTGGCGCCGGTGTTCTGTTTTGCCACCAGAGCCAGGCCTGCGCCGGTCGGAAGGTTGCCAGAGAGCGTCAGCACACCGGAAGCATTCGTGGTGCCGGTTCCCTGCTTAGGGGTGATGCCGGCAAGCGAACCGATGCGTCCGCCCGGCCACCAGTTCCAGACAACGGCCTGATTTGCCCAGTAACCGCCTGACCCATTGCTCATCGTGTCGAAAGTGTACGAAGCGCCGATGGTGTTCAGGGTTGCGGTCAGCGGCGTCGAGACGTTACCCGCTGCGTCGTATGCCACCACACGAATTGCGGAACTTGACAGTTCGGCTCTGCCCGTAACATTTGTGGTTAGCACGTTACCCACATCCACGTAGGCTCCGGTGCCGCTGTCCACCTTGTAACCAGTCACCGCGACGTTGTCGGTTGCGGCGGACCAGCTCACCGTGGCGCCGGTCTTTCCGATGTTGCTCAGCGACAGCGAGCCTTGCATCACAGGGGCGACGGAGTCTGCACCCGCAGCAGTGGTGAACGTCACGGACAAGGCCGGGGTGGAGACATTGCCGGCCGCGTCTTTGGCACGAACCTGATACGTGTATTGCGTGGAAGGCGCGAGTCCGGTCAGACCGACGCTCGTTGCAGTGCTGCCCGTGTTGGTCCAGTTCGTACCGTCCGGGCTGTAGTCGTAAGACGTGATGCCCACATTGTCCGTATGGGTCGTGGAGCTCCAGTCGAGCGTTTCGGTCGTGCTGCCGGTCGAAGTTGCGGCAATCGTGCCGGTGAACGTTGGCGGCGTGCTGTCAGCAACTGCGCCTTGGTCGATCGTAAATACGTCGACCGTGTTAGCGGCTGCGGAAGACGCTGCATACAGATAGGCATTGTTCGGCAGGACAGCGAGGCCGTACGGGCCGTTGCTACCACGCGCCGTGCCGTTGTAGTTCGACGTGAACACCGACGGCGCTGCTGCGTTGGACGTCAGAACGCCTGTGCTGGTATTACGAGTGAATTGCGCAATGCGCTGACCATCGCTGATTGCGGAATACAGCGAGGTGTTGCCCGTATCTGCAGACAGTGCGATATCCCAGTTACCGTTGGCGTCAGCAGCGGCGACCGTCGGATACCATGTGGACGCGTGAGTCAGCGTGTTGTCAGCAGCGTTGCGCGCATAGCAGCTCGTGTACTGCGAACCAGCGTCGCTCAGCACATAGACGAATGCGCTGTCGTCCGAGATGCCGACAGCGTTCGGAAAGCCCGAAGCAGTGGCGTACGCACCCGATGCAACAGCGGTCAGCTGGCCGTACGTACCTGACGCCGAGTTGCCGTCGCGGGTGTAGGCAACGACTTGACCGCCGCTGGCTGTGGTCGACACATAGACGGCCTTGCCGTCCTTCGTAGCTGCAACGCCGAATGCGCCAACAAGCGCAATCGTCTGGAGCAGGGTTAGCGCGCCGGTGCTGGCATTGCGCGAGTAGACCTGGACGTTGCCGCTGGCACCGCCACTGTTGTTGTTGACGAGGTAGACGTGCGCACCATCGGCCGAGATCGCCACGTACGTCGGGTAGGAGACACCGGACGTATAGGACGTGAGCCCCGAGAGCGAACCGTCGGTGGCGCTGCGCACGAAATACGACAGCTTGTCATAGCCCGTGACGGTCACATAGACGTGCTTGCCGTCCGGCGACACGACCGCATGGCGCGGGCCGTTGGAAGTGGCCGCAAGCAGCGGCTGCGTACCGATCTGCCCGAGCGAGCCGTCGGCGGAACTAACCGCAAGCTGGATCACACCGGCTGTTGCAGCAGTCGATCCCGATGTGACGACGTAGACGTTCTTGCTGTCGGGGGATGCAGCGACACCATAAGGCGCGCAACCCGCCGGAAGCGTGTATGTCGATACCGGGTTTGTGGAAAGTGCACCCTTAGCCATCTAGAACCTCTACGTCATGTGTGGTTATTACTGCTGCCAGGACGGCTTGACGGTCTCTTCGGCAGGTTTTTCTTCTTGTTTAGTTTCTTCCTGCTTCGGGACTTCGGCCGGTGCATCGAAGAGCTCGTGCTTTTCAGCATCGAAGTCTTCCTTGTTGATGACGTAAAAACCTTGATCGTTGCCCGGGACAACCGCGCACTTGACCTTGATCGTTTCGAGTTGCATGTTGGACTCCTAATTATTAGAAAACCGACCGGATTTCTCCGGCCGGTCTGATGCCCACACTGCGCCGAGATTAGCCCAGCAGCAGGGCGGTGTGCTCGGACTTGATGCCCTTCACGCCCCACGACGCCGAGATCTCGTACTGCATCTGGCGGTATTGGGCGTACATCGAGATCTCGAAGGTGATGCCCGAGCGCGGATCAGTGATGGTCATGCGGTCGACTGCCGAGTCGCCACCTTCCGGCAGGGCCGGCAGACGGCAGCCCAGGATGATTGCCGAGCTGGCGAATGCGACGTTCGGCGTGAACGCGCCCAGGACGGTGACAGCTTGGGCCGATGCCGGCAGTGCTTGCATCAGGCCAGGTGCTGCCAGGGTCACGACGCCGCCGGTCAGGGCGGTTGCCACCACGTACTTGTTCGGGTCGCCTGCGAAGCTGATGACGTCGCCGGCGTTGATGGCGCCCGTACCGGTGATCAGGGTGATGGCGGTCGAACCGGCCGTGTAGCCTGCCGTGTTGGTGGTGTAGTTGGCGCCGTTGCCTGGGGTGACGTGCTTGACGCCGGCTGACTCGTGGTACGACATGCCGTGCAGTTCGATCAGCTCGCCCGAACGCAGGGTTAGGATGGAACCGGCTTCGTTCGCTTTGGTCAGCTGGGTGTTGGTGCGCAGGTTGGCGCCGGAAGTGGTGTCGATGATAACGGCGCGGTCGGTCGGCGGGGCGCCGTTGTCGTCCAGGATCTTGCGCAGTTGTGCGGAATCGCCCACGCCGCTTGCGAACGGGGTGGTGCCCGGGGTGCCCCAGCCACGCGAAGCTGCCACGCGAGCAGCGGTCACGACGTCGACTTCCATTTCGTTCACCAGTGCACGGATGGCCTGGGTGATCTGGGCGTTCTTCAGGTTGCGAGCGCCGGAGCCGCTGTTGTTCAGACCCAGCTCTTGTTCGCCGTTCCAGCGGAACGGGATACGGCGCGACTTCTGGATGGTCAGCTGAACGTTGCCGAAGTTCTGTTCACCGTCGTCCGGCGGCAGCATGCCCGGGACGATGTCGGTAGCCGAGACGGTCGGCGACATGAACGAGGTCACTTGCTGGCCGACGGCTGCACGCGAGACTTGAGCGTCCAGAGTGACGCATGGGATGGCACCCACCAGTTCGCGCGAGACGATGTCCAGCGATTCGAACAGGGGGCCGATGAGGTTGGTAAGGCTATTGACTGCCATGATGGCTCCTTATTAGTCGACGATTTTAACGCCCGATCGCGCGACAGTTGCCTTTTCACTTGCAGGCAACGAGTCGAACTTCGAACGAGACATGGTTTTGCCACCGGCACCAGCACCGCTGGAACCAGCCGAACCCGAGCCGCTGCTGGATGCAGGGAACCAGTGCGGTTTGGATTCTTTTTGCGACTCGATCCACTCAGCCGGGCTGAATGGAGTCTGGCCGTCTTTGCCAAGCTCCGGACGGCCGGAGCCATCCGCTTTGACCGCCCGGCCCTCGGCATCGAGCGAAAACACAGTGCGACCGTGCAGCAGCGCATCCTCGATGGCGCTGGGGTGCATGCCCACACATGCGGCGCGGATCTGGTTGTCCAGCACCGCTTGTTCGTATTTCTTGCCGCGCACTTTTTCAGCGTCGACCTCGGCCCGCACTGCTGCGAGTTGAGTTTCGTGTTCCTTACGCATGCGCTCGGTGTACTTCTGAACCAGCTCGGTCGTCTTTCCTTCGGAAATCAGACGGGCGTCTTCGTCGGTGTCCAGGCGTTGCTGGAACGCGTTGTACTTCTCGACGTCGATGCCTTCGAAGCGTTTGTTCGATTCGCTCAACGCTTTGTTCTTGCCCAGCAGCTCGTCGTTCTTGGCTTTCAGACCTGCCACTTCTGCGGCCACTGCATCCGCGATACGTTTCTGGATCGCTGCCTCGGCTTCCCCGCCGCCACCGCCTTCGCCTTCACGGGCGAACAGCATGAACGGTGTGAGTTTCGGAGCAGTGTAATATTTCGGATGCATTTTTATCCCCTTAGGATGAATTAACGGCCTAGCCGCAGAAGTGAAATAGTCGTTGACCTAGTCAGACGGTGATACTTGTACGATTATAGTCCGTCTAATTTTGGAATGCAACGACTATTTGTGCTTTTAGCTGTTTTGCAGTTGTGTCTGCGTTGGATTACTGCTCGTCGCCCCGCCTTTGTGGGTGGTGCCCGTGGCAGCGCCCTGAGCCGGACCGTTGTGTGCGCGGTCCCCCGGAGTGGTCGGCACGTCGAGCAGCGGAGGCGGGTTGGCCTTGATCTTTGCCTGGATGTCCGCTGCGGTTGCGTCCGTATCGACGATCTCGCCAGACTTCAGGTTGTCGATCATGGTTTCGAAGTCGATTGCTTGGTTCTGCCATGCTGCAACGATTGCGGTCAGAGTCAGCGAGTCCATCGGAATCGGGAAGAAGTCTTTGTTCAGGCGGAACTTAACGTCCGTCGCGCTTGCGTTGGCAAACTGACAGAACCAGCCCAGCATGCGTTGAATTGCAGTCGACACGGTTTCCGCAATGGCTGCAAGCATGGACTGTTCCCCGCCCCGGTGTATTGCGGCGGTATTTGCGCTCTGCACCGCAGTCGGTTCTGCCTCGAGCATGCGTGCCCCCAGCACAGCCATGTCTTTCTTCTTGTCCTCGAGGTTGGTGCGCAAGCAGGTCAAACCCTGACCGGTGAACTCGAGGTATGCAGCCTTGGCCGAGGCGTTCGGGAAGACCCACGCCGACAGACTACCGATGTAGAACTTCTCGTTCTGGTTCTCCGGCACATAGCCGCTAATGACAGGTGTGGGCAAGCCGGTGAAGTGGCAACCGTGTTCGTAGTCGGCGGTAACACGGAAGTGCGACAGGTTCACTTCAACGAGGTCCAGCAGCGGAGGCTCGCAGACTTGCCAGTTGGTATTTTCCGGCCCAACAAACTGGAACGGAATGAAGTCCATTTGTTTGCCATTCAGCTTCGGGAAGAACGGTCCCTCCACCACGACGTCTTTTTCCTCGCCGGTGTTCTCGTCCTTCTGCACTTCCATAACGCGCACGCGATACTGGGTGCTAACCACACCATTGCTGTCGGTCACGTCGAACAGGTCCAGGACACGGTATTGCACGACGTCCTTGTCGGTGAACTCGTCGATAGGTTGCTTGTTGATTTCTTTGAGCACGACCAGGCTCAGCACGCTGATGCTATTAATGACACGCGTCTTCCAGTTAGTGATCGAGAACGCGTCGTACAGCTTGATCATTGGACGGAAGTTCAGGCGCTTAGCGTCTGCCTGGGTTGCCTGCGTCGTGTCGACAGTTGGATAATCCAGGAACAAACCCGCACGGCCCAGGCCAACCACTGCGTTGACAGTAGCCTTGGCGAGCACTTCCAGCGAGTTGCCGGTCATGTCGATGTCTTGCAGCATCGGTTGCACCGACGGCGGGACAACCACATTCGACTGCTTACGGAAAATCATGCCCGACAGACCTTGCAAGGTACGTTTCGTCGCATTGAAGAACGTCGCGCGTTGCAAGTATGCCTGATACTCCACATTGCTCTGGTCCGACAGCATGGGTAGGACGGCAACGCCTGCGTTCTGCACCGCCTTATGCCCCGCGATAGCAAGCGCGCAGTCTTGCCAGGACGACAACATGTTATCGTAATCTTCGTGTGTATTCGCTACGCCCATTTTAAACTCCACCAATTTTGACTTTAATTGCGGTTCCGTCGAGTGCTAACACACGATAGCGCGTATCGTCTGCTGCGTGGTCTTCTGCATCGGTATCAACATCGTCCGGGTCTTTAGTATCGCGAGGGATAGGCGGAACAGTACGAATCCAATCGCGGCAATTTTCAAACACGTACAAGCCTGGCCTGTCTTTGAGCATCGGATCGGTTACAGCGCTTAAACGGTTGCGCATCAGTTCCCAACCGTTCTTCCGGCTACCGGCTTTCTTATCCGCCATGGTCCAGAACACGCCTTCAGACTCCATGTTGTTACCAATGGATTCATCGTCTGTAACAGCGTAAATAGCCGAGTCGGCGGGACCACCAACAACGCGGTTCTCGATACCAAGTTCTTTTTCTTTTCGTTTGATACCGAGCGCCACTTGCTTCGACGGCATCTTCAGACCTTCGTTCGGCTTGCCAGTTGTACCGTACCACTCTCCGATACGGATGAGCGTTTTTGGCGGGAAGCTTATGCGGTTGCCCTTAGCGTCCACAGCGTCCGTACCGTCGGTCTGCGCCCACCAGCCCACGCTGAATGGTCGGCTTGAACCCCAGTCAAACGAACGGTCGATCTTCCAGCTATGCGGAATCTTGAAGGGCTTGAGAATGTGGGCACGCGCATCCCAAAGATCGTCAAACATGCCGCCCGAAGTGATGTCCCAGCTTCCCTCGAGCCAAGCCTTGCGCTTGTTCGGGTCGGTAATCGACTCCAGTGTCTGGATATACTCTTCTCCAAGATACGGATTCTCTTTGACCGAACCGAACAACGCAACCCGCTTGTTACCTTTGTCGTCTGTAACCACACGCCCGTAAGGCGCGGGGTCGATGAAGTAGCCTTTCACCCAAGTGTGGCCAACGCCGTAAGGGTTGGTCGACGAGCGAATAAGACGCGGAATGTCCGGCATGTCGCCGTAGCGTTGGAAAGACGAACGGTTGCAAGACTTCATCGATTCGTAACAGTCGATGTTAGCCCAGCTCGTCAATTCTTCCCAGCCAATGAATGGATATTCGTGTCCGTGGTAGGACCAATAGTCTTCTTGGTCTTCAAACGCACGGAGCAGGAGCTCTTCGCCAGTGGGCCACACCCATTTAAGGCTCGAACTTCCTGCAAGAAAGCGAGGCTTCTGTGCTGAACGATTAAACCATCGCTTCGACTTAGCGATAATGTCATCCAGGTGCTTGTAGTTTCGTCGAAAAATAACGCCGCGCCAGTAGTCTCCATAACCTCGACCGCAATACTGAGCGAATGCCATCAACATGGCGTCGGTCTTACCCGGACCGCGCGTACCCGCAAAGCAGACCTCACGGATCGGGCTTTGCAGGAACAGGCTCTGACTCCCCGGAAGCGCCTGCCATACAGGGCGCGGAGGGAGTAAAAGCTGGCGGCTTGGTAAGATAAGACCAGACATTAGTCAACAGCAGGCGCTTCGACCTGTTTAACTTGACCGATTTTGCCGGACACGAGGTCTTCCTGCTGCTGACGTGCAGCCGCTTCCCACTGCTCAGGGGTCATCAGACCCGGCAGCACGAAAGTTCCTGCCAGCGGTGCACCATCTGCGCCGGTGATTTCGTTCTTGACCTTGGTCGCCGGTTCCATGCCGCTGAGACGAGCAAGGTGTGCCCACGCTGCAACGCGTGCGGGCTGGGTCGAACCGATTCCACGGTCATTTGCCTCGCGATACAGACCAGCTTTGATCGTTTTGTGCATCTGGTCTTCGTTCATTTCGTCGAACGGAGTAGCTTTCAGAGCGTCGATCTTGCGGATAACGTACGGTTCGTCCATAAAGCGGACAGCGTACTCCTTGGCGACCATGCCGGTGTAACCGACGCGTTTAGCCGCGCCCAAGGCGTCATAGTCCTTGAGGTATTCTTTGACGAAGCGGTCCCGGAGCTTGAGCTCGCGATCCGAATAGCTGCGTTCGTCGTCTTCCGGGTCTTGAATCGGAAGTGCGTCGAGCGATTCTTTTTCGATTTCGTCCATGGTAACTCCGGGTTAGAATGTGATCTAAACGGAGTATAGCTTGGAAAGGCGCTGTAGCGCAAGGCTTTTCGCTAAAACGCGCTAGGCAAGGGGTGTTTTAGCTTGGGCAAGCGCACTGCGCGCAACGGGAGGGAGGTTGTAAGGGTGCACGGGCGCGCACCCTGTAGCGGGTTTAATTACAGTCGGGTAAACCGTTCATAATCATTGTACGAATGGTCTCTTCGGTGCTATTGTAGTCGCGTCCGTCTGCCGCACGGTAGCGGAAACCATGCGGCATCGTTACTTCAACCGGCAAATGAAGCGCCACGCCAGCAACAGCCCCGGCAAGATCTGCACCAGTTTGACCTCCGCAGACAATCTTCTCGAAACGAATGCCGTAATTGGCAATCAAATGCATGAGAGTCCAATAGACAGTCTTGTTGATGTTTGCTGGACCCCATCCGAACTTCTTGAGCGTGTAAATTCCATTTCCGGCAATATTGACAGTGATCTTACGACCTTTGCAATAATCGCTCTCCCAAATGAAATGCCCCGCTTTCTTTGCCCACACCTCAACGGCGCGGTTGTGAAGGTCTAGCGGAACGTATTTCAAGACGCCCGCCGCTTGCTTAGTGAGTTGTTCACCCGCTGTTAAGAAATCAAAGGCAAACGCAAGCGTTACGTCAGCCTTGACGGCGTTGTGGATGGTCCGCGGTTTGTAGTTTGCGGACGCATGCTCTAGGATGCTTAATGTGGTCATCTGAAACAAGCCTTGCAATACCTCACACCAAGAGGAAGCTTTTTAGACTCCTTCTCGCGGTGTACGGTGCCGGTTGTGGGAATCCGCGTATTGCAAGCCGTGCGGATTGTCGTGTGTTGGTCCTCCAGATGCACAGCGCTCGTGTAATTCTTGAACTGAGGCTTAGCATTGACGGATCCATTTGGAACGCGTGCTGTCCAGAACACGTACATTACAGAGTTCCGTCCAAGTACCAGCAAATGAGCTCCCGGGCATCGTCCCAATTGTCCAGGCAGCGATAGTAATAACCCTGTTCACTAACGTGGGCGCCGAATTGCTTCTGCTTATCGGACTCACCGCTCAGCTTACCTGGCGCTTTCATCTCGATAAACAGGCCGTGGTAGCGTCCGCGTGCGGCCGGGAGGAATATGTCCGACACACCAGCGCGCACACCCTCGGCTTTCATGCGTGCTGCAACGATCTTGTCGCGCAGGCCACCGTTAGGAATTGCGAACATCCATTCGAGTTCTGGATATTTCTCGCGGTTTTGGGATGCCCACATGAAGAGAGCGACTTGGTGAGCGTGCTCAGAACCTGCTTTTGCGTAGCTTGCTGGATCCATTATCTTGCCTTATACGGATTATGATAGGTTTGCATGCGGCAGTTGAACCGGCATTCGTAGTCGCCTTGCTTGTTGACGCTCCAGCCGGTTTTGAAGTGCACTTGCACCTTGCCGTTGATCTCTTCCTTGCACGGTGCGCCGCCCGCATGCAGGATTTCACCGCGCATGTTGGTCTTGAACTTCTCGATTGCGCCCAGGTCGGTGTCGACCATCGTTACGTTGCTGATTTCAACACCGTCGACGGTCACTTTTCGGACCGCTTTAAGGAAACTTCCGTCACGAATGTCTAAGCGCATTAGTCTAACTCCAAGCAGTCAATACCATTGCCGCAGCCTGTTTCGAAATTCATTGCGCACAGAACCGCCTCGTATGCTGTGTGGTCAAAATACATCGCAGCTTCTGCGTAGTCTCGCCCCGATCCGAAAGCTGCTTTCTTTGCTTCGAGCCGGATTGGGTGAGGGGACGAACAATATGTTTCGATGCCGAACTCTTTCGTAATGACGATAAGAGTAGCTTCGTCTTTTCGAGCGCTTTCAGGAAAGTATTGAGGCTCCGCATTGTGTTCGCAGAACCAGTGCATAAGTTCCTGAGCGTGGTCCAGGTTTCCTGTCATCCCAAGCAAAGCTACGCCGAATTTTCGTATCTTTGTAATTGTACGAGCCATGCCACAAGATGACATTCGTTTATCGGCAGCTAAGGTGCGCCCGTCCCATGCGATAACTGTCATTTCTTCTTCCTTCTTGGGTTATGCCCCTCCCGCTTGTTGCGGGAGACCAGATAGCGGTTATTATGCCGGTCGTTGTGGAACTCGCGGTTCAAGGCCTTAATAGCCTTGCGCAGCTTTTCGAGTTCCACTACCACATGCGGGCTCAACGGTACACCTGTTTGAGTTCTTTGGACAAGGCTCGAGCAAGCTGCGGAGCAAGCTCCCGTTCGATGCAGTAGGTGAGTTCCTGCATGCTCATCCGCCGCAAGGCCGTTTCGCTGACACCGTAAACTTTAGACGACCCGGCCAGATGTACGTGCGCATGAATTACACCACGCAGGCTATCGCGAACCGCTTTTACCTCCAGCAGCCGCAGAACTTCTTGTTGCACGCAGCTATTGACCGGAATGTTCGCGAAGTCGTTGAAGTCCAACGGCTCGACAAGTGCAACGTTCATGCGATCGTCACCGAGCCAAGGCTGGTTCTTGTTCAGCGTAGTTGGAACACCTGCGAGGACAGAATGCCGCGCAACAAGCGAGGCGATCGCTGCGAAGGTGTCAGTCAGGCGGTAATTAGACCGACGGGCATAGTCTGCGTCCAGACGTACGGTATGGGTGATACGCTTCTGCGTAGCAAGATCCTTTTCGAGATCGGCTACCGCTTTTCGAGCTTCACGGCGGTTAAGCCGGCCCAATGTGGTCAGCTTCTTCATTTGATAATCTCCCCGAACTGCTGGACTGCATCGTCAGCAGCGACCTTTGCAAGGTCCGCAACGTAGCTAGGCATGCCTTTGTGCTGGTTGGCTGCATACGTTGCGCTGTAGACCTGCGCCCAGATTTCTTGAGGTTTCACCCTGCTGGCACTCGCCGCCACATCTTGCACAGTCTTGAGAGGCGCTTCTGTCGGCTCGGGCAGGGAGCGGAACTGTGGATCACGCTCTTCCATGATCGCCATCATGTTTTCCATGCCGTTGAACAGGCCGAGCATGTACTCGTTGGCGTTCCAGTTCCCGTCGGCGCCTTGGATGTTCATGAGGTCTTGCATGCGCTCGATCTTCTCGCGCTCATTCTTCGCCTTGTTGTCGTAGCCCGCCATGATAGCATTGGCGAACCAGCCGGTCATGTTGTCGACGTTCAGACCGCAGTCCGGATGTGTGCGAACGAAAATGTCAGCCCGTTTCCGGCCGTTAATCTCGCCGGCAAGACTGGTGTATTCGTCGGCGGTTGGACGACCCTCTTTCGGATGCAGGTCCGAGAAGCAGCCTTCAATGCCGATGCGGCAGCCGCACGGATGGCGTTGGGGCTCGGCAATCTTGAGCTCGGCGGTGGCGAACTGCACGATCTCTTTCGAAATCTCTTCGTGGTGCTGACGCAAGGCGCCCAACACGCCGTCCTGGATGGCTTGTTGCAAAGCCGGACCGATT